CTTGTACGGAGCCGGTTGTTGTTGAAAGGATGCGACCGCGCTTGTTTTGTTGAAGCGTTCCACCGCTCAGCCTGTTTAGGTTGCGTCGTAGGTTTGGTGCGCCTCGCTGCTCGGTAGCGCGTACCGTCTGAATTGCCTTGGATAGCTTGCGCTCTACATGCTCAGCCCGTTGGGCTGTCTTGAGTTGTTTGCGCTTGTCGCGTGACTTGCGCTGTCGTGCGCGCTGTTTTTCGCTACGCATTGGCTAACCCTCCACGGTTACGGTTAGTACGAATGCGAGCACTACAGAAAAGAAGAAAACACCTGTTAGGATTGGCATAGATTCACCCTCATTGAATCAAGTTCACTATGTGAAACCGTGCACCGTGCACGGTCCCACACTGATAATCTTGATCCCGTAGAGGCGAGACGAGAAACGCGAGACGCAACCCACCAGCCGCGTCCGCTTGTGTTTCTCGCCCTACCTCAGTCGGTCCGACGTTCGTTCTTCCTAAGGTCATGAGTTGTTAGCTTATCGCCCTATGTCTAATGCTCTCGCACTTGTCAGACTCCGCAGTCATCACGACTGTGGGGACGAGCACTCACAGAGAGTGCGCCTAGGTATACTTTGCGCATCACGGGAACCTACCACCGTCTCCCGCTTGACTACCGTAGTAGCCGCGCATCGTTCGCCTCGCCGGTTGTCTAGACCGACTACTGTTCCGCCGACGTTCGCGGTTGTAGTTTTCAATGAACAGCAATCCCAACGCGCCTCCATGCGTTTGGGGCTCCAGTGTTGATATGTCAGACTAATAAGAAACCATGTGCACCGCATCGAAGTGTAGACGTTAGCCCATATGGTGTGAGCGATACCGCATGGCAATTGTCGCGGTAGTCAGGGACCGTTGAACCGTCGTCGTTTTCCGACTTGGTGAGGGAATGATACTTCGAAAAATTCGAGCCCGTCAACCTTGTTCACAAAGTTTTTTTGCCTGACAGGTAACAGACCGGAATCGTTATGGTTTTCTGGTGGGTGTTCTAAGCTATCCGGTTTCTATGTGGGGAATATGGGGGGAAGTTGTGGCCGTTCCTTCGTCACTGCTAGCCGGTCGCCTCGCGATATCGGAGCCGACGCCAACGCGGTGAGGGTAGGTGCTACCGCCGCCGCCGCCGCGGTGAACTGCCGCCGCTCTGCGTCCGGTAATGGATATTGTAGGACACTGGCCACGCTGGGCCCTTCCTGTGGATGTCAAAGGTCGGCCCTGTATTTTTGGCGGGCCCCCAGCTCTGGGAGCTCCTCGAGGGGGGGGTGACCTTCGACGGCGGCGTAGGGTACCCATCTGCTCAGGCGGATGCCGCCCCCCCGCTACAAAATCTAGGCTTGAGAACTTTGCTGTCGCCCAGCGATAACGTCGGCATATGTCACCTTGTCATAAGGCTTTGCCAACTTAGCGAGCGCCTGTTGTGTAGCCGTCATGGGCTTTTTGGCTGAATAGCCTTTACCCTTTTTTGGCTTTGGCATTGGTCTTTTTGGTCGTTTTGGCTTTCCTGGCTTTGATTTTCCGCCCATCTCTAATCTCCTGGATTGCAGTAAGTAGTAAGTCAGCCTGATCATCACGAAGTGTAGCGACCATGCTGGATTCAGACCCATAGGTGCCAAATGGCTCGCCATGCAATACCAGTCTAACGGACTGCTGGCCTATGGGGTACACGATGACCTCGGTAAAGTTGACGTCATCAGTGACCATGCGAAGCGTTGGTATATTCATCGTACGATGATTGCCTCTATATGTTCGGGTTGGTCGTGATCTGCATCTTTTAGCTGCACTGGCTCTTGTACCACGACTGCGGATCTGTAGTCCCCGTTGGGCATTTGCACCAAAACGGGCAGCCAAGGGTCTTTCATCAGGAAAGTCGCCAGCTCACAAGACACAAGCTGTGGCTCCAGGTCTTTTTGGCTAATAGACATGCGATGGATATTGGTCCAATTCATCAGCATTGGCAAGAACCGCGCAAAACCCCGCACGTAATTTATACACTTTGTGGGTAAATACACGGATGGCCTTGCGGACCGGGGTTTGTGCGTTTTAAAACCCGGAGGGTGATTGGAATGGAGGGGGGTTCTCAGGGGGGAGGAAACGAGGGAGGCCGTTTCACGGCTCCTTGCGTATCATATTTTTGGCCTTCTGTAAATATGGGGTGCCTGTTTTTCTGAAGGGTACCCATATTGGGGGCAATATACTACGGTGCGCGGCGTGAGACACCGCTTTGACCGCAAATGGGGGGACTTCCCCCGAACCTGCAAAGATTGTGGGTTTACCGAGCACGGTATGGAGCGAGCTGGGCCTAGAAATGGCAAGCGCATTATGGTGTCGAACACCGCCTGGGGGCCAAAACGCCCCAGAACGCGCCGTGACCGATTTTGCCGCAGTAAAGAGATGGGGTTTGACGCTGTATCTGCCAGACGGGCAGGCGGTGACTGGGTTGCCCTAAATCTTGGCAGGGGAGAATTTATGGTAGGGGCAGAATATGCCGAGCGATTGCTAGAGTGCCTAGTGGAGATGTTCGATTCAGAGGAAGAGTCCGAAGACTGTCAGCCCAGTCACCACCGAGAGCCATCGTAGAACCCACCCTATATCGGAGTGTACGTCCAGAAAGTTTGCACTTGTGGTGTAGGTTGCGTTTTGAAAGTCTTCAATTAGGTATGTAAGCCGCTTTTGCTCGCCGTCCTGCATGCGCTCCATGTCTTTAAGCTTGTTTTCCATGATCTCACACTTTGCACATTCACTCATTAGGGCCTCTTTTCTGTGTTTTGTGGTGCCTACATCGTAATATGACGCATGGACCGCACGCGCAACCAAATGGCTGACCGTATTCTACGAAGCAAATTTCAGCCAGATGCCGAGATACCAGGTTATGGAGTCACAGTCAGCGAGTTTATACACCAGCTTAGACATGGTGGGGAGCAGGCCGATGACTTTCTTGAGGGTATGTCGAATATGGCTGCGGCTCGACTGCGTCTTATTTTGCCAAAAAGCGCCGTCTCAAGGGACCATCCAAAGGGAATTGTTGCTGCGGTAGTTCGCAAGAAGAACAAAAAGTCAAAATATCCTAAACTTTTGTGATTCGCTGGACATTTTTTTTGCGGTATATACAGTCGTGTTATGCCAAAACCCGCTGAACACACTACACATCTCCCATTTTCTGCTACTCGGCCTTCGCCGCCAAAGACAACAGAGGGTGGTTCACCGTGGCCTATAGCCCTTGATTCTGCATTGCAGCGAGAACTGACCAACCTGATGAGGGCAACTGGCCTTAAGAGCAGTCGGCCCATCATAGATTTTGTTGGTGAGCTGCTGATTTCTTGGTGGGAACCGCAAGTTCCCGGCGATGCATACAAGCTTTCCAAGGCAGAGCGGCAAGACACAGTTACTCTTAGCAATGGAAACGGTCTTTATAGCCACGATATGAGCTGGCATGTCTACTGTCGCCTCGAAAGGATTGCCAAAGCAATAGGCACAACACCGTCTGCAATGATGCTGATTGCTATGCACACTAACCGTATTCGCACTTTTCTGAGAGCGATACCCCCATCTCGGACCACAGCACGCATGAGCGGCATCCGAAACTCAGTAGTGGCGACTATGGATGCAATTGATGACGCCGAGATTGCCCGTGAGCAGAAGGCTGCAAAGAAAAAAGCTAGTCGTAAGAAAGCGAAAACGGCAACCCCTGCCACTGCATGAGCCGTCGTGGCGACATATGGCTGGCCCTTAGCAAAGACCCCTATCTGTTTTTCAAGCGTTGTCTGAAGATTCGCGTCAAAACTGACAGCGGAATACAAATGCTGCCGTTTGAACCGAACCGGGAGCAACGCGCAGTCATTGATTGGGTGCTGCATTGCATCGAGCACAAGAAGCCAGTCCGGGTGATTATCAACAAATGCCGTCGTCTCGGCATGTCTACAGCCATAGAGGCCATTGGTTACTGGCTGTGTACCTTCAATCCAAACCTGTTTGCACTGGTAATAGCCCAGCTAGACCAGGCCACTAGGGAGATTGCAGGCATTGCTCGTAACTTTAAGAACAACCTGGACCCACAGTTTGCGCGGATGTTTCCACATTCATTGCCGAAGAGCCGGGGGAACACGCTTGAGTGGTCATCTGATGTTGAGGGCGTGACTTGGGGTTCAAAGTTTCGGAGTATCACACAGGGCTCAACAGAAGCAAACCGGGGTGGCGACCCCTCATTTATACATATATCGGAGCTTGCAGCATGGGACCATTTACGGCGATCGACTACTGCCGAGGCGCAGCTTACATCAACGCTGGCCTCTATGTTATCGGAATCATTTACATTTGTTCTAATTGAGTCTACAGCGAAAGGCGCAAGCGGCAGCCACTACAATCGTTTCAAGTCTGCGTGGCGAGATTGGACGGAAAGCCAGGACCACGCCATCTGGAGACCTTTTTTCTTTAGTTGGCAAGGAGTCCCCAAGTATACCACAGGCATCAGCGAAGACGAAGCAAGATTGCATGACGAGATGCTGGCTCTGTGGGAGCAGGGTGATGTCTTGCGCTCTACCAGCAAAAGCAAAAAAGAGAACACGTTTCACAACAAAGCTCGTCTTATTGCTAAAGATGAACTGCGGTACTGGCACCGCACAGATGGGTGGGCGTGGTTTGACAGGTGTTTCGAGTACGGCCTCACCCCTAGTGAAATGCGGTGGGGGTTGAATAAACGCCAAGAGTTCGGTGACTTAGACGAGTTTGACCAAGAGTTTCCGCTGTCTTGGCAGATGTCGTTTATTGCTTCCGGCTCAAGAGCCATTGACCAGCGGGTCATATCAGAGTGGGCATCTAAGCCGTTGCCCGATGGGTTCAAACAGTTCAGAGAGTTTATTGACGTGGACGGCGATATACAGCCTGGTGGCACTGGTCTTGAGTGGCAGATGTACAGGAAGCCGGTACCGGGCCATGAATACATCATTGGAACGGACTCTGCGATGGGCTCAAAGGACGGCGATTGGTCAGCCGCACGGGTTTACGACCGCCATGCCAAAGAAATAGTGGCAGAACTCTACTCTAAGTACTCTCCAGAGTTCCTTGGGGAGCAAGCTGTTCTGGCTGCGAAGTATTATAACAGGGCATTTATCTCACCAGAGGCAAACAACCACGGCTATTCAACCATCAGCCACATTGTAAATACTATGGGATATCGCCAGATGCAGTTGCGCCGCCCCGGAAAGGCGATACGCCCCGGCAAAGATGCCTCGCAGATATATGGCACAATCATTGGCTCCTATAATAAGGCCAGGATTATTGATGAGCTGCGTCGAAGAATACGAGACAAGGCATACACCGAGCACTCTCGGCGCTTTTGCCATGAGTGTACGACGTACGTTCGCACCCAGTCAGGGCGTTATGACCACATGCCAGGTGAGCATGATGACCTGATTGACTGCACGGCGCTTATATTTGAAGCGGACAATAGAATGCGGCCTGTGCTAGAAGTGTCTGATAATTTGACTAAGGCTAAAGAGATGAACGACATTGCACCACGCGGCGGTCGCAGGCGGGGTGTTCGTCCTCAGAAGCGATTTTACCGTGGAGGTAGCCGATGACGATTGCAATTATCGCTGCGGCTTTGATTGTAGGCATTTGGATTGGGTGGACAGCGAGAGACTGGATGCACGATTTACTTGTGAAATACAGCGAACTACCTGATTTTCCAGACGCACCAGAAGAGTCAAATAGGCTATATTGGTCGCAGGTGCCAGTGCATCAGAAGCGACAGCTTTCTATCGCTCTGTCAAAGCGTGATAAACAAAACGGTGAGGGATAGTTTTTATGTTAGACCCAATAAGCTTTATCGCAAACAACATAATAGGCGGTCTCTTCTCAAGCATCTTTGGTCCCACGCCAGAGCGACTCAAGGGTAAGCCACTCCCTGAAGAGCCTGAGCCTTCGTACCAGCCCGAGTTTCAACCGCTTGCGGAGGCAAGCTTACGCTCATTTGATCCCGGCTCTGGCCAGGTGTTTCAGCCTATGCAGCCTGTTCAACTAAGTGGCGCACAGCTTGCTGCTGCCAGCATGTTTCCAGAGCAAAACAGATTTGAAGAGAGAGGTGTGTGATGATGTATGGCATGAAAGACAAGACAATGAGCCCCATGAGCGAGTCTTCTGAAGAGATGATTTCTCGCCGTAAACAGCAGCAGTCTGAAATGGACGAACGCATGGAGGAGTTTTTACGGCAAGACCCTAGAAGCGCAAAGCCTATTGTAATGGAACTAAGCAAGCGATTTAAGCTAACTCCTCCGCAGATGGCTGCGCTTTCTATATTTGGGGAGCCGTCACAGGCACCTAATTTAATGAAAACAGGCCCTGGAATGCGACGAGGCTAAATAATGCCATCCTCTGCGATTACTGACCAGTATACTCGGTTCGACAGTCAAAGTGGCGAAAGCTGGTCTCCCACTGCGGAGGAAGTCAAGCTTGTAAACTACGTCACTAAGCAGTTCGAGCTGTGTGAACGATTCAAGAAACCCCATGTTCGCTCTGCGTACTACACCATTTCGTTCTACCTAGGCCAGCAGTGGCTCCGGTATGACCGGGCGTCTGAGACGCACGACTCTATAAAATTTGAAGAGTGGGAAGAGCAGCCAGTCACCAACTACATGAAGCGGGTGATTGATGATGTAACTGCTAAGGTTACTGAAAACCGACCTGCCGTGACTGTAGTTCCTGCTACATCTGATGAGGATGACCAGGAGGCAGCTCGTGCAAGCGAGAAGCTGCTTGACCACTTGTGGATGGAGTTGGACTTTGGGGATGGAATTGAAGAGGCAGTAAAGCTGGCTACGCTTACTGGCCTGTCCGCTATCAAGGTGTACTGGGATGCCGCAGGCGGCGAACAATACCAACCAAGCCAGATGGAGATGCAGGTAGGGGCAGAGGTTGAAAATGCTGTGGGCGACCTTGGTCCACGCATGACAGGGATTCCCGATTGGGACGTGCTGTCTCTTATGGAGTTTGGCTTTGACCCAGGGGCTCGGCGTTGGTCGAAATGCCGCTGGGCATACAGTCGAAACACCGTCCATATTGATGTTCTGCGACAAACTTACGATAAAGCCAAGTACATCAAAAGCAATCGCCGCATGGACTTCGACCATTTTCAGGTCCAGCTAATGGACAAGCTGCGAGGCGACCGCCAAAACAGCGCACAGAGCCTTACTGAGCACGTTGAGGTAATCGAGTATTACGAGCGACCTTCGCCTCGGCACCCTAACGGCATGTTTACCGTTATTGCTGGTGGGCTAGTTATGTACCACCAGGAGCGCCTGCCATTTGGCAAGCTGCCATTCTACCCCATACGGGATGGCAAGATACCCGGACGCATGATTGGGCATGGGCGCGCAGTGTCTCTGCTAGACCCGCAGCACGAAGTAAACAAACGCGACAAGGACATTCGCGAGCACGCCAACCTGATGGCTCAGGCCAAGTGGATTGTGGCCGAGGGCTCGCTCAAGAATGGCAACTACATCAGCAATGAGCCCGGTGAGATTGTAGAGTATAACCCAGGATTCCCGGCTCCACGACCAATGGTAAACCCGCCGCTTCCCCAAGAGCACTTAGTCATCAAGAATGGCGCGGTCGAGACAATATTTGAGCTATCTGGGCTGTCCTCGCTTACTCGTGGTCGCATCCCGTCAAATATGTCTGGTCGTGCAATCGGAATGGCGACAGACCTTGAGGCAACTTTGCTAGGGCCGTTGGTCAAAGAGGTCGAGAAGGCTATCTGTGGCGTTGGCTCCATGCTGCTCACGATGTGGCGAGACATGATGCCCGTTGCCTATACCGTCCCAGTGATGGGCAAGAACTCGGTCAGCGAACTAATACGGTTCTTTTCAAGCGACATTTCTTCTACGGATGTTCGAATGCAGGGCGGCTCCATGCTGCCGAAGCTGCTGTCGTTCCGCCAGGAGCGTTTGCTGATGATGTGGGAGCGTGGTGTATTCGGCAATCCCCAAGACCCAATGAACCAAATCAAGTTCCGAAAGATGCTTGAGTTTGGCGATACGGATGTTATCGACGGAGACAACAGCCGTGAGCGCAGATACGCACGCGAAGTCAACGAGATGCTGAAGGTTGGTGCCTTCGTACATCCTAACCCAGCTATTGACTCTATGGAGATACAGATAGACGAGCGGACTGATTATATGCAGTCAGCCGAGTACCGCCGCCTTGCTCCAGAGATACAGAATATGTTTATGCGCAATCTGGCGTGGTGCTACTACTACGCTTCGCAATCTCAGCAGGGCGTGCCTTGGTGGACTCACGTAGACGAGCAAGCCATACAGGTTGAAGCGTGGCCTCCTTTCATGCAAGAGCCACCACCGCAGGAGGGCCAGCCAGGTCAGCCGCAGATGCCACAGCCTGAGCCAATGGATGCCTTTGGAATGCCGCCAGAAGCAGGCCCGCAGATGCCGCCAGAGCTTATGGAGCAGATGGCCGCATTGTCTCGTGGCAACACTGGGACTCAAATTGCCATACCCGAAGAGGATGCTGGAGTAATGGGTCCAGGAGTTGGCGAGTTTGACATGGTGCCCACCGAAGAGATGTAATAGAGTTCGACAGCGGCAAACAAGTTTACATTTTTTTGACAGCGAAATTTGTCCGCTTGTAATTTATGCACGCAGGCCAATGGGTCTGTGTGTGGTTATCCCAAATAATCGGGTGGCGCTCCGTCAAAGCGCAGGGAGAAAACCATGTCAGCAGAAGGCGTAACGAGCACAGACTCCGGTACGGAATCGCAGGCCGTAGGTGGTGAGGATTTGGCAAGCACTCCAGCAGTGGAGGTTGCCGCGACATCGGCAGATACTAGCGCAGCCAGCGAGGGCGATACCTCGTCTAGTCCGGGTCCGGTGCCGTATGACCGTTTTCAACAGGTAATAGCGCAGAAAAACGACTTTCAGACGAAGGCGAGCGAATACGAAGACCAGATTGCTCAACTAAGAAATTACATTGAGCATCAAAACCAGCAGGCTCAACAGGTTGTAGACCCCGTTGAGGCACTGCGAAAGGCATTGCAGCCAGAGCCAGAGCCAGAGTATGTGGACCCGCTTGAGCGAAAAACGCAAGAGCTGGAGAAACAACTATCGGAACTGTCTCAATGGAAGCAGTCTCAGATGGAGCAGGTAGAAACTGCACGTCTGCGTACTCATTTCCGGTCAATGGCTGACTCGGCACTTGCGGACTATCCGAATGCAAGTAAGCACGAGATTGCAATGCACCTGTTCCAGAACCCGAATCTCACCGCATCTCAGGTGCGGGACATTGCTCGTCAATCGCACGAGCGAGAGACTTCGACCTGGAAAGGGCGGTTTGCTTCAGCGGCTCCGGCCCCTGGCACCAATAGCCCACCTGTTCTGCCGCAAAGCGGAATGGGCGGCGTTGGCGAAAAGCAGCGTATTACCTCGATTTCTGATGCACGAGAGGCGTTTCTTCAGCGCATGGGTATTGAATGAACTGCTGACGCCCACAAATGGGCAGCGAGGAATAAGAGATGGCAAGTATTGTAGAAAATACAGGAACCTCTCCAGCGAATGGCTTTTTAGAGGCACTCAAGGAGACTTACGAGGATGGAATTAAAGATCAGCTCAACCGAGACGTTGTGCTGTATGATGCGCTACAAACCGGCACCAAGAAAGTGAAGCTTGAGGGCTCCAAGTTGGTTTTCTCTACCAAGCTTGGCCGAGCCTATGGTGCTCACGCTATTGCAGAGAATGGCACACTGCCTGATGCTGGGATTGCTACCCGTGCAAAGGGCGAGGTTTTGCCAAAGGATGTCTGGGGTCGAGCGCAGCTTACCAAGCGCCTCATGGCAGTTTCTAAGACTGACCGTGGTGCGTTTGCTGATGCGCTTGCTGACAAGATGGACGACCTTCAAGAAGACCTTAAGTACGAGGTTGCTCGTGCGTTGGTTGGCAACAAGGTGAGCACTAGCACGGAGACCGGCATTCTTGGTCTTATCGACCAAGCCCAGAGCAGTGTTACTCAGATTACACTGAAAGAAAACTCAGGGAATGTTCAGCTTCGCCCTGGGATGCCCCTGGTTGTAGGCGACGACGGCCAGCTAGGTGGCGGCACTCCAGAGAACACCTTTACCATCAAGAGCATTGACAGCACCACCAAGATCACAGTTGATGGCGCTGCTATCACTGTTCAGGATGGTGACTTTCTTGCTCGCGGTACCTCTGGGACCGTGAATGCATATAAAGAAGAGTTCACTGGCATCGCTCACGTTGTTGATGACGTTGGCACGCTATATGGCATAAATCCTTCTACTCACCCGCAGTGGGCTGCATATGTCGATGACAACAGCAATGTAGCGCGTCCTTGGTCGCACGACTTGATGAACAAGGCTTTCCGAAGCATTAAGACTCAATCTGGCAAGCGTCCTGACTACGTGACTGGTCACGATGCTCAGGTTGACGAGATTGCTAACACTCTCGTTAGCGATGTTCGATATGAGCCTTGCAAGTTTAAAGGTGGCTACGAGCGTTCGTTCCTCACTTGGAACAACGGTGAGCGCGACATTCCTATTGTCCCTGACGATATGTTTGAGCCTGGTAAGCTTGTATTCCTTAGCATGGATTGCCTCGCAATGTGTGAGACTGTGCCCATGGGATTCGACGAAACGGATTCGCTTCTTCAGCGAATTTCCAATAGCGTCTCTTACGAAATTGTCTACGGAACCATCGGAAACATGGTTTGCTTCCAGCGCAACGCTCACGGCGTGTTGGAAGATCTTCAGTTTGATGAGACAAACTTCGCATTTGCTTCATAATTGAAGTAGTCTGGGGGCCGCTTGGCCCCTGGGCATTCAGTCAGTCTAGCGGCAGGGCTACAGGAGAGGTTCGACCCCTCTGATTGACTCCGATTAGATACAGCACCCTGGGAGGGGCAACATGGCGATTCGTAATGACAATATAGAGCTGGCTTACCAGAGCCTGTTTATTCCATCTACATCATTTAGCAGCATGGGCCTTGTAGATGGCACTCCAAACATTGCTTCAGCAGCAACCGGCAACTCGGTGCTTGCTAGCGTTGGAAGCACATTTACTGCATTTAAGATTGGCTCGGCTACGGACGAAATTGCTCACTTAATGGCAATGCCCTCGTTTATTGACACGAATGAGCCTGTATACGTGCGCTGCCATTGGACTTCAGCCAGCAGCACAACAGCAGACACGCTTACCCCTACAGTGACCTATCGGCAAATTGCAGACGGCGGTGATATTGCCAGCGCGTCTTCAGGTACCGGGTACACGGGAGATAAGGCATTAGACATTGTAATCCCGGCAGACAACGTCACTGGCGCAGGAGACTTGCAGGTGACGCAGGCAGGCACCATTAACAGCAGTAGCCTGGATGATGAACAGTACGATGCAATAGAGTTTATTTTGCGATTTGCTTTTGCAGCCGGACTCACAGAGGACAAGTTCTTTTTGGGTCTTGAGCTTTTTTACTTACCAAAGCTTACACCTGGCGCACAAAAGGCAAAGGTTGCAGTGCCGAACAAGCTTTCGGTGGCCGAGCCAGCCTAATGGGTAACATAATCCTCGATACACGCGGTGACTTGCGGCCATCTCTCGACCAGGAGATGTATCGCAAGGTCACTGGCATCAACTGGAAGACATCGCACAGCCGTCGATTGCAACGACTTTGCGGCAATCCCAAGTTGGTCGTTGGTTATGACGGTGACGCCAAGGCGTGGGCAATCGCTCACGTCCAGTCCACCGTAGTAAAGGACGACTTTGGTTCGCGAGAGCGCACCCATATCGAGGAACTACCCAATATCTGGTCACACTGGCGGCGAGGGATTTTCGAAGACGTTGAGCCAGGGGAGTACGACACTCCGCTGTGTATCAATGACCCTCGCTTGCCTACTTACATTCTTGCCTGTGACCGCACCCAAGGCGGCGCCCAGGCAGCAGCCGAGCTGAAGATGAAGCGAGAAAAGACTCGTGCAATGGCTAAAGCTGCACTACGCAGGGAACGCCGCGCACTAGCGTATGACCTGCATGGTAAGGCTGTGGGCGCTGCGAACGCCCTGGGCATTAGTTACCACCGTCCAGTTTCGCAAAGGGTGTTTGCTCGTGGGTGAGACACGGCTCGATGTAAACACGACCATCAGAGACTTGCTGGATGATCCACGCAAGGACTTCTTTAGTGATGCCGTAGTCAACCGTGCAATTACACGCGCCAACCAGATTGTGTACAACCTGCTAGTAAAGCGCGACCCAAGCATATTTTCTACAGAGAGTTCGATTACTTGGCCTGCCGATACCAAGTCTTTAGACATAAGCGGTGCGTCATATCTGAATAGCGTACCGATGGTCATACAGCGCGTGTGGGAAACGGACGAGAGTGGCGCAGTAGGCACTAATAACGAGCCGCAGGAAGTTCTGCCTACATCCCAGACTGCCCTGGTCGATGCGTACTGCAACGGCTCTGGATACCATAGTGCCCGTGGCTTGAGTCAGCTCTACTACTCGATGCGCGGCAAGTTCATGGACATAGCTCCTGTGCCAGATGACGAGCGGTTTCTGAAGATACTGTACGTGCCTGCAAATCCCACTGCGCTAGATAGCGACAGCGTTGAGGTTCTAAGCGGGACGTTCCCTCACATGCATCAGGCTGTTGCTTACTGTGGTGCATACTTGCTGCTGTCAAAGCAGGAAGGGCAGAACGCAGCGAGCATCACACAGTTATGGAGTGCCGCACAGTCTGAGCTAATTTCATTCGGCAACTTCCAGCAAGCTCAAAGAAATAACCGAGTGCGTAGCTACCGGAGAAAATAATGGCAAAGGCGAGGCCCCGGCACTTTCCCCCACCCCTGAAGGGTCTTGAATGGCGAGATGTTTTTCAAGACACTGAGGGCGAGGCCATCACCGCCGACTGCATGCTCAATGTGGAGACTTCGTATGGCGAGCTACGGGAGCGCGATGGGTTTAGCTTTATTGAAGAGTGCCCAGAGTACGCCCAGATACACGCAACAGACCACCCTCACGGCGGAAAACTCCTGATTACTGTCGGCCTAGAAAACGGAACGACAAGATTGTCTGCTCAGGTGCTAAACCTTAGCACGGGCGTAAAGACAACAACTAACCTTTCTGGGCTTACAAACGAGCAATGGTTTACTGGGTTTCGCTGCTCGTTTGTAGATGTGCGATTGCCGGGTGGCAATGATTTTGCTTTTGACTCAACGCTTATCGTGACCCCTTCATTTACTTATTGCATGAAGCTTGATGGAACATTTCGCCTTGCAATAATGGACACGCTGTCAAACGGTGGAGATTGCATCCGGCTAAATTCTTTGAACTTTGGTTATCACCTTACCGTGCCCAGAGGGCCAATAGCCGTTGAGCATGCAGACAAGATATTTTACATGGGGTGGTCTGCGGATACGCATTTTGTCTTTACCTCAACGGTAGAAGACCAGCAGTCGCTTATACCAGGGGTGGTGCTAAACAAAGACCGGGGAAGCAGCACGCTGGGTCCAGATTGGATTGTGTATAGCGATGAGTTTTCTCCGCTGGACATACAGGCGCATCACAATCTCAGGGTGGAAAACAGAGAAAAGATAACAGGCGCTGCAAGCTTTAAGGATGTGTTGGTTATATTTACCGATGTGTCTATGTACGTGCTGCTAGGCGCAACGGATGCAAATTTTCAGTTACGCAAGATTGACTCGGGTGTTGGGTGCGTTTCTCATTGGTCCATTGTTGAGGCTAATGGCGTGCTGTACTTTATGGCAAGAGATGGCGTATATGCCTTTGATGGCTCTAAGGCGACCAAGGTTTCTGTAGGCATAGACCAGTTTTGGTCTAGTGAGCCTCGCTCTGGATTTGTCCCTGCTAGGTTTGGACCTTCTGCACAGGGCTTTGGCTGGCCCTTTGTTGCAAGCCGCACAGCACTTGGGCATGTTAACTGTGTACACTACTCTGAGCGCAGTCTTTTGCTGTGGTCGCTACCGTCAGACAGTCGCACCGCGACTAAGCTCCCAGTCACCTTAGTTCATGATTACAAGCATGGTGGTTTTTATTTCTGGTGCATGGAGGACTTCAGTGAAAGTGCTAGCACTATATCTGGAACCTGCATGTACGATGGCGTTAGCGTGGTGGATAAAAGCCAGGAAGACCTCTACACAACTGGGTTTATAAGGCTGAATGGAGGCATACGAAAGTACGGTACTCAGACCGATAAGCCAACCGCCAATACCGAAATGGGCATACCTTTCATATGGACGACAGGGCGAATTGACAAGAACGTCATGGGCACGGCGAGAATACAGAGCGTGAGGTTTTCTGTTAGAGCGAGAGGCTCAACCTATTCAAGTTTTCAAGACGTGTTTTGGGCGGTTTACGATGCCACAACTCAACATCAGATAGACTTGACTGAGTCTTTCAACAATCTCCCGATGTACCCGCCTGAGCTCTTGGCTGATACCACTATGACATCAACTACCTCACCGCTTTTGGGAACAGGGGCTTTGGGGTCTATGCTTCTAGGGTCTCTAGAGTACTTTAAATCCAAAGGAGGCGGATGTCGGTCTACGGATGGATCTCTTAGGGTTGCGCTGTGGAGCCCTGCCTCTGGAACCAAGGATGTAAATCTTAGAATGAACGCCTGGGCTTTTGAGGTAGATCGAGGCGACACTCGATGACCTTGATGCCCAAGATAGGCTGGAATGAGACCTACCGAAACTTAGGCGCCCTTTACTCTTTAGACGACCGCCTGAACAGCAGGGACCGGATTATTACACCGAGAGACTCGTTGCAGTCTGCACTGCTGGACTCAAGCGTGGGCGGCAGCAATCCAGACGGAGTGCGCCTATACCTTGCGCCGGGAAAGTATTTTATACGAGGCGCAAGTCCTCTGACTATAGCCAAGGACCGCATTAACGTAATTGCTGCTGTGCCGGGGCAAACATTTTTAGTTAGAGAAGCTGAAGACCCGTCAGTTGCTATGATTAAGGTTACTGGCGCTGAGTGCTCGCTAAGGGGATTAGTCATTGAGGACAATGTGTCTGCGTCAGGCACAAGTCGAACAAGCAGCGGCATTGAGATTGCGGCTGATAAGGTGGTTGTCGAAGACTGTTATGTTTACACCGCATATTTTGGAATAAAAGCCAAGGACTGCAACTGGCCTGTTATACGAAACAACAGGATAAGGTCAACGGCTGGCGGGTACCCTATACACCTTGAAGGCACAGGGGCTTATGCCCAGGTCACTAATAATAGAATTGAGGATGCGTCATTCAGCTCTCCGAATGCTACTATCTATGCAGACGATAATTGGCAGAAAAGTAGCTTTGTCGGAAACGTTACAGCTAGCTCTGATGTAATCTCTTACAAAACTGGACTAAACAACGTAAACGCGGGAAATGTAGGAACGGTCACAGTAAGGCCATGAGGTAAGCAGATGCCGAGCATAACATTTGATGACTTTAGCGATGGTGAGGTTCTTACTGCGACAAAACTAAACACGCAGTTTGAAAAAGTAGAGACGCTAATTAATACCGACCTGCTGGACAACTCTAACCTAGAGAACCCAGACTTTTTTATTAGTTATCCGTTTTACATCGCAAGCGTGTCCTCTACTACGCTTAGGCCAAAGATTAGGTTTCCTGGCTCTGCGACGTATGCATATGTTGACCTTAGCTTTGTGGCTCACACGGTATCCGCAGGCTCTACCTTTCAGGTAGACCTGCTAAACAATAGCGGTTCAACGGTATTGTCCTCAGTGCTTCAACTTACATCTGCCGGAAACACTCACACTCAAAGTTTTACTTCTGCGTCAGCCACTGGTGGAGAAATCAATACAATACAAATCAGCAGGACAGCCGGCTCTGGCAGTGCTGGTGACGTAACCATCATACTGACAGTTAAGACTGAGCTGACGGACTAGGAGACGCAAAGCATGAATCACGCTGGCATTCCAAAGAAACGACAAGCAGCACCACAAGCACCACCAAGAGACTTTAAGCCGCGTAAAAACGGAACCCCTGCTGTACCTGCAACTCCCCCGGCCAACATGCCAAGACCAGCCCCTGCGCCGCAGATGCAACAGCCGCCTATGCGCGGAGCGGCTCAGTCAGTGGGTCGGGCACCACAACGAGCGCCACAACGAGCACAGGGCCGATTCAACCCGATGCAAGGGCCAATGGGCGCTGGAATGGATCGAGCGCGACAGGCAGCGGCTACCATGTTTATGGACCGTGCCCCGAAGCCAATGCAGCCAAGCATGCCGCAGCAGCCAAAGACACCACCGCCAGCGATGCCCCAAGCAATGCCTCAAAGGCAGATGCAGCCAGCAGCTCAATCGGCTATGCAGCGGGCACCGCAGGAAGCGCCAAAGCCACAGCAGACTTCGCAGCCCCAGGACTTTAGCCCAGCCCAGCGGGCTGCGTTTGATATTGCAGATATGGTGCCTGGAGACATGCAGGCGTTTTCTGGTGACTTTAGAGATACCCCTGCTCCCGAAGGCCCTCCCCCCGGAAGCATGGGGCAGGAAGACCCGAGCGGGGGTGACAATTTTAATATGGGGTCTGAGTCCCTTCTGGACCAAGCGATGGCCATGGGCCAAGCCGAAGCCGAGAGCTTTGCGAACAAATACATTGAAGAGTTTGGGCTAATGGGGTTTGTGAACGCTTTTGGTCGAGAAAAGTATGACGCTATTTTTGGAGAGGGTGCTTCCGAGCAAGCCATGAAGGATGAATTTGACGAAGCGATGGCGACTAGAGACTCGCAGAAAGCGGAGAACATGGCACAGTTGCTTTCTGCCATGCCTGACCTGGCTACTGGTGTTGATGCGTCAGCCCTGGGTGAAATGGGCCCCGAGCTGGCTCAGTCGTTACTTGGCGCGGCTGATGGCAATTTTGACATGGAAAACTTAGACCAAAATCTGGTGAATGCCATCCTGGGTGGCCTTATTGGAGAGAACGAGGGGCTGTTTACTGACGATGAACTGTCAGCACAGGCTCAGACTTTGAAAAAAGAGGCTGACGCGGCAAAACAAAAGCTAGCAATGCAGATGGCAATGCGAGGCATGGGAGCGTCGGGGTTAGCAGGCGCTGGCTTCGGTAACATTGATTCAAAGCTAATTGATGCAATAAACGAGCTTGCCATATCTAGCAAAGCGCAGGGCGCAGAGCTTGGACTAAATCAGGCTCAGATAGCGGCTGGTTTGTTTAGTGCGTTGCAGTCTGACGAAACCCGCCGATTGCTTGCCGAGGAGGCTCTTGACTATCAGAAAGAACAGGATGCCCTGTCTAACGCAGAGGTATGGCAAAATAACGCCGCAGCAAAGCTAGGGGCTGACGGATGGGCTGATGGTCAGGCTGGCAAGGTAAGTGAGTTGCTTGCGAAGGGCGTTCCTTGGTACGAGATTGAAAAGCGACTAAAGACTAGCGCGGACAACGAGGTGTTTCTGGACCTAGGCCCCGGAGACGAGACGCTCTTGCTTGAGCAAGCTGCGTCGGGTGATGGGCCTGGAAATATGGATGAGAACACGGCATTCAGTATTGGCGACCGGTTTGTCACGCTTGAGAGCGGTACATTCCCACTTAACCCTGACGGGTCGTTTGTTCAGGCTGACGACTTAACAAAGCTTTGGGAGACGGGCGACGAAACATTTGCTTCCTCGGTAGAGGCTGCATGGGAACAGTATGGAGCTGCAACCGGAAAGGCTCCAGGAGATCCTAAAGCCTGGTGGGACGACATAACCAACGAGGACGGTAACTCGCCTTATAGCGAGCAAGAGCGCCGTGATGCTCTGCGTTTTGTGGCTGCTCAGATGGGTTACGGCTTCCCGCCTCCAGGGGTGTCAGCAAAAGGCTGGTACGGCATGCCAGAAGCACTCAGGAAAGACTACTGGGAGACGTGGGAGGGCACATGGAACCCTTATGAGGGTTTGCCTGGTGGCGAGTCGGAACCAGATTCTGGCGAAGCCGCTGGCTCCCAGCAGGAGCAAGGCTTTATTCAAGGTTACCAGGGCGACCAGGACGATTCAATTCAGTATCCAGGGCTTTAGCCAGATACGCGCAGGAGCAGGCAAATGGTTAAAGATATTGCACCAGGTTACTTCAATTACCGTAAAGCCGCAGAGGAAAGGGCAGATCTTCAGCAGCAGGCTCTCTCTGCTGAAAAGAAGATGCGAGAGCAGCAGGACTTCAGGAGGTTTGGCCTTGGCGTTGCCGAGTCGCTGCTTGGGAGTGCTATTAAGATTGGAGCTAATACCGCTCAGGACGCTATTCAGGATGCGCTTTTTGGAGAAAGAAAGGCCATAGGTGAGCTGCGTGACGGGGCAGCATATGAGTACGCCATGGGCCTAGCGGGAGGGCAAGCCGCCCCTGCGAGTTCAACACAGCCCCTCGCGCCCACAGGGTTGCCAGTAAGCCCTCTCGCAAGCCCTCCTGCTGCTGCCGGTGCGAAGCCGCAAGCGTCGAAGTCAGCGGAGCCAATAAAAACGAAACGACGGGGGTCTGAAGGCGAGAAGGTCTACAGGATGGTCGATGGTGTTCTGGTGGAGGGGGACTATATGGGTAAGTTTAAAAGCCCTACATCTTTAGACCCCAAACGACAGGCTGTTGTAAAAGCTTTAGGTTTAGACAAGGTTGACGATTTGACCTTTGGGAAAGAATTGCAAACCCCAGCAGGGCGGGCACCAAAGATTGTCGAAGGCAAGCCATCGGCGTTTGCGGATATTTTTGTTGAATCAGACTCCCCTCTTCAGCCTCTAGGAGGTACGACTACGGGCCTAGAAGCCAGCGCGGCGGACGTAAGAAAGCAGGCCGAAGAGGGCCTCAAGGTAGAGTCATTTGGCTTTGACATGACTGGCGCTCCTCGCTATCGGCCACTGGCGAAAAGCGTTCGAGGCGTGACAGAGGGTGCTGTTCGTTTTGAGCCACGGGCCGGTCAGCCGCTTCCTAGTTCGGACCTGCCATCTGAGGCGCTTGTGAATAATACCATGGGCCGAAGGCAAGAAATTCCAGGCCTACAATTAAGCAACAAGGAGCTAGTTCGCAGGGCTGCCGAATTCCGAGATGATGTTGAGTTAGACCCGAGTAGGCAGGCAGAGGCAAGAGAGTTGCGCCGACAAAGGGGTAGTGCCGAACAAAGCGCAAGAACAGCACTGGGCGTAGTTCGCCGCAAAAAAGACAATATTGCAGTAGATGTAAGCACAATTAAAACCAAGGCCCCAATCGAAACTGAGGAGGGGCAGATCGAATTTGTAGACCAAGCCATTGGTCTTAAACCTGCAATTTCAAATATTACGGCCAGTCCGGGTGCCCCCACTGCTACTGAGACACCGCAGCCAGTCACAGAGCAAGATATTGCCCGAGAGCGCAGTAAAGTTTCCGCTTTAATTCCCTCTATTGCGAGAAGAACTAGAGCCGTAGGACCGCAATTCTTGCCAGATGTGCCAACCCTATCTCCAGAGCAGTTGGCAAACCTCAACCCGCAGCAAATGCAGGCATACTACAGAGGCAAAGCGTTTGTCCGGAAATACAACGACAGCCTAGCCGCATTGCAAACAAGCGCTGAGAAGGACCGCCTTAGCCTGGAGCTGATGCGAGTAAAGATATCTGAGGCCCAGAGAGGCCCAGGGATTGACCCTAAAGAACTAAGGGCATCAAGAAAAGCCGTCTACGACGAGACTGCTAAATATAATCCGTTGAAAGCCAAGACGGTGTTCGATGCGATAGTTTGGCAAAACAATAATTCCAAAAAGCCAGCGCTCATAAATTACTTAGGCCCGAACAACTCTAAAAACATTATGCCTACGAGTGCGGTCGATTTTTTAATTAGCACTCGCGGGTTGCCGGTAGAACAACAAAAAGCGGCGCATGAGTTTGTTAGTTCCCAGCTTTCGCCAGAGGCCTACAGCCGGGTACTCAGAGGAGAGCATCATGTTATCGCTCGCCCCATGAACCCAGATGAGATTCGAGAGCAGAAGATTGCGTTCGACAACGCTCGAAGGCTTAAGGCCACAAAGCCAGAAGGGAAGGCCCAAGGGCCTGCTAGTCAAACGCCAGCGGAGTCCGGTGGAGGTGTGAAGATAAAAGGCTTCCCGTTTTACAGTATTCGCACAGACGGGTCTGGTCTCAAAGTCACTGGGAGCCCAACTGCCGTTACGAAGAGAAAGGGCCTCAGTAGCTTTATAACCAACATGAGCAAAAACCCAGCCCTTTATGTCGTGCCGGGTAAGCAGGATGAGTGGCAGGATCTGCTCAAAGTAGCGAATGAACACGCCGTGGCGTATGAAAATGGAGACACATCGGAAGAACGCATCAATGCTTACAATTCCGCAATGGATGCCGCCTACAGGTTTCAACAGAGAACAGACGTTAACGTATCAACCGCAGCGACTGGCCCAGAGCGGAAAGAGAAGAAGGCAGATGCTGCGGTGGAGAAAGAGAAGGACGAGCTGAGGGGTCTGCGCAGCGCCATGAGAACCACTCAAACAGATATCGACAGAAGAAAAGCCCAGCTTCTGAGTGCTGCCGTAAGGGGCGTCGATAAAACCGTTTTCGATAAAGCAGAGATAGAAGACTACATTTTGGCTGGAACAAAGCCGCTGGGCCCTAAAACTAGCGATGAATTAATCAAGTCATCTGGCCTCGAAAGAGCAAGAGCTGCATACCAGAAAGCGATTAGCTTTAGTGATGAAAAAGGTGTGCAAGATAGCGATCTGAAAGATTTACGAACCAGAATGATAGAGCAAAGGAACCGCAGGAAAGAGCTAAAGGCTAAATACCCGGACATAAAAGGCGCTTCACTGGATCCTCGAGCACAGGAGGAGAAGAACAAAGCTATCGCGGCCTTGACCCCTGGCCAGAGAGCCCTGTTCGACGTAATTGACAGGCGCACTGACCTAAGCGCAGCGCAGAAGGCGCAACTGTTCAGAGATTTGATTTACGGTACGGGAACTGGTCAAGTGTCGCAGCGGATGATGACTTAGACAGGCAAATGGGAAGCGACAATGGCTCAAGATTTCATAGACAAGATATTTGGTGTCAAGGCTCCCGAAAAGAAAAAGAAGGACGACCCAGTAAGCAAGGCAGCATCGTTCTTCAGCGACATCAGGTCTGGCACGGGCGAGCTAAGTTTATACGAAGAGTCAGAGACTCGGCTTCGCGAAGAGGCGGATTCATACTCTTTTTCAGATGCTTTGGTAGATGAGATATTTCCAGCAGTTGAGACTCCACGTCGAAACAAGTCAAAGGAGCGGCTGGGCAAATTTGGCAAACGGGCGCTTTACCCCGAAGACACAAGTGTTCTTAAGTCAGTTGGGATTGACACGCCAACCGCTTTTGGCGCAGTTGAAAGACGATTTAAAAAAACTTTAGCGGACGCCCCGTCCATTACCGAAACTGCATTAGACATATCAGGCTCGCAGGGGTTTCCTCTCGTTGCAGCAAAACCACCAAAGCCTCCAAAGAAACCGGAAAGCAGTGATGACGCATTTGATAGGTATGCAGATGCGTACATGAGCACCCCAGGCCTGCAACAATTAGCCCCGATACGAGCATCCAGCCAAGAAGAGCTTATGGATTCTGGTCGAGGGTTTTTGGTGCCTGGTGAAAAGAGGGTTCTTTCTGAGGCAAAAATAATGCCCGCTAGGCTGACCAAGGGAGGGTTCAAGGGTGGCTACGAGATAGACCGTGGCGGTGTTATGCGTGGCAACCAATTGCTTACTCCGTCGCAAAGACTCATGCTTGCAGATATGCGTGACTTTGAGCAGCGCACTGGATTGACCCCATTGGCCCCTCTCAATCCTGGCACATTTACCAGGGACGACAAGCGCGTCGAAAAAGAAATTAGAAGAATGGCTGTCAAGTACAGGAAGGAGGCTGGGCAAGGGCCTAAGTCTAAGTTCCAGAAGGAGTATGAGAGCCGGGTAAAGGGCGGCAGTGCGCTTAGGTATGTCCCAGGTGGCAGCATTATTATGAGCCTGTTTGTGCCAGAGTTTGAGCCCCTTGATATTGATGAGAATGTTGTTACCGCTGACGAGCTGGATCGACTAACTGGACGTGGGGAGAGCGCTGCGTTTGCTAACTTAAGCACGGCTGATAGTTTTCTTATGAGGGCGCATCCAGCCGTGGCGGTAGGCGCTCTTGGCGTAAACATGAAGCGCATACTGTTTGATGACAGTGACAGCGAGGGCAAGATTAAGCTTCTCGGCGGACTTTACGGTGCGCCAGAGATATTCAACACAGCTATCGGGTTTGTTCGACCCAATGACGAGACGGGGGAGTCAGGCTTTGATGTTCTGGTTGACGCCCTAAAGGAGTACAGCGGAAACCCATCAGCGTTTATAGACGACTTAAAGCTATATAAGATTGGGGACCGAACCCCAGACGATTGGTTCGCGAAGTTGCTGCAAAACGCTCCCGCTGACGCAATATACACATTAGGGGAAAAGATTTTAATACCACTAATGGTTGCTGATGGGATGATGGCACCGGGACCAACATCAGAAAAAATAAAACGGCTCGGCAAAATTGGCCAAGAGATGGTCCAGGCGCTTGTCGGGGTTTTGCACTCTGAGGAAATATTTAAGGTGGCTAGCGAGTCACCGTTTGGTGCATTCCTACAGGTTGCGGATATAAATCGGCTTATTAGATCCAAGTCGGGCGCGGCTGGTAGATACACCAAGGCGAAGCAAGCTTACGAAGACTTGCTGCCTGAACTGACCGAAGCGTCTGGCGCTGTTGCCGATGCAGAAGCAGCTTTATCCGACCAAATAAAAGCTAAAGAGTCCCTGGCTAGTCAGCGAAGAAAGCTCGTTGAGATAGACCTACCTAGCGCACAGCGTGAGGCCATTAAGTACGACAGGATGACAGCGGCCAAGAAAAAGGTTGAGAGCCTAGAGAGAGAGGTTGCGAGGCTTGAGCGCGTATACAAAGACGCCAAGCAGGTGATTGATACAGACGCCTCTGTGCGTGAGCGGCTTGGGGACGAGCTAGCCGCAGGAAAGAAGAAGGCTGAGGTCGGGGGAGCGCTGACAGCCATGCGGCAGGGCTTTAGCAAGTTCAAGAAGGCCGCAAGAAGGTTTGAGAATCTGAAAGGGCAGGCACGAAGGTTCGATGTAAGAAAGCTTGCCAAAGAGTCACAGAGTCTTTTTGACCAAGTAGAGCGGAAGCGCATTGAAATAGCTGCGCTTGAGGCGGGTCTAGACGTTGATGCGCCTCGACTGCTTCAGGAGTTTCGGGATGTTCGAACAGCATCAAGCGTAGGTAAGGCTAGGGATGTTCTGCAAAGGAACATATCCAACTACGAAAAGCTTATCGGAAAGTACAACCGTGCGGTTCAGGCTAAAAACCGGAACCCGGAAAGAATTGCGTTCCTAAAGTCCGAGATGGACAAGGCCTATAAAGCGCTGGATAAGTCATATGCCTCGCTGAGTCAGATCGGCAGGGAGGTCGGGTTTGGGGAGGGGCTCGCGGCAGACATACGTCCAATGATTGAAAGGCAGCTTGCCCAGATCGCAGACTCTCCGATGGCGACAGTTGGCAAACCTGTTACGGTTAATCCTTCGCTGCGCCAGATGCGTGTAGACGATGTAGGGGCGGCGGCTAGAGAGCTTGCTGTTAGCGCTGGCGCAAAGGCAAAGGAGTTGCGCGGAGAAAGGGACTTAAAGGGCATAAGAGAGGAGGCTATTGCTGCGCGTTCAGTCTCAAGGGAGGCCGCAAAGCGACTGCCAGAAGCCCGCAAAGAGCTGCGCATCTTGGAGCAACGCCTTAAGTCCGCAGACGATCTGTATTACACCGGCCAGCGAGGAGTAGATGTATTCGCCTCAAGGGCTGAGAAGCTTGATGCAGAGGTAGCCAAGGCACGGGCTCTGATGGATGAGGCCAAGGCCGAGCTAATGACCGCCGTGCCGCAGGTCTACGCCGTCGCTGGGGTTGCTAGAGCTAGTGACTCAGTAGCCATAAAAAGAGCAATACAGGCAGCAGAAGAGATAGTGAGCGGCGTGGATGCGCCATTCCTGACTGACCAATTCAGCTCTGCCGTCAAAGCAATAGAGGGCCAGGTAAGGCAAGCAGAGCGCACCGGGAGAAGGGCAAAAGATGATTACAGTAGAGACTTTGATTCTAGAAAGCGAGTAGCCGCACGCATTGCGCGGCAGCGAAAACTCATGGCCGCTGCAAAAAAAGCATACGCGGATGCGATGGGCAGGCTTTTTGTGTCTGCAAGGGGCAAGGGTCTAAAGCAAGAACTGGCCGACGCGAAAAAGCAACTGAAGGAAATGTCGGGACTCAAGCCAGGAACTCGGGATTCACGGCTTACCCCGGACGAGCTTAATGACGCAATGATGCAGCAGTTCGAGGAAACGAGGGAGGCCTACCGGAAAGGAGGCAGGGACCGATTTAGGGAACTGTCAAAGAGGTCATTGGAGATAGACGCGAGACTCAGGCAGCAGGAAAAAGACCTAGCCGATGCGCAAATATACTACAGCGATGTAAAGCAGCAGTTAGAGCCAATCCTTGAAAAGGATAAGTTGCTCAGGGAGCAGCTCGCAAAAGCCGAGGGGCTTACTGCGCCAGACTTAAGTGATGGTATTATCAGGGGAGTGGGGCGCTACCTAAACGAGCCAGTCAGCCTTTTTGCGGAGCAAGTGCTAACTAACATTGTGCCTTTTGCTTTAAGCGGGGGGTTCCACCCGTTTCTACAAAACCCAATGTACGTTTTAGACACAGCAATGGACCTTGTTCGGCTAACAGACAGCGTGGGGCCACGCAGAGTGCGAGAGGCAGCAGCCAGGGAGCTTGCTAAAGACCCTAAGAGCGACAAGGCTCGAAAGCGACTGCGGCAGGCGGACATTCTTAGATTTGCGCTGAGGGCACCGGAAAATCGACTTGCACAGGCTTACATTGATGCCCAGTACGAATCTGCCATCACAAGAGACAGGAAAGTGTTGCATTTACAGAGGGCATTGCAAGAGCTTGGCGATGACGTGAAGCCCACTGCTAATATGTGGCTTCACATGGAGCACAGCGTTGGAGACCAGGTGCGCCTGCCTGAGAGCAACAGGCCTATCTTTAGCCTAGACCCGGAAATGCGGCTTATAGACTACGTTCGGTCAGAGGACGGGCGTTCTGGGCAGTACGTTATCACTGAAGCGGGAAAAGATGTAGCCAGCAAAAGCAACGTGGACGCAAGGGCCCTTCAGGAGCAGCTTGATATTCACAATAGTGAAATGAAGCCACTGACCGACAAACTCACCGAGATATCATCAGATGCTGCGGACCTGGGTTTGATTTACGACCCGCAGGCGGGCAGGCCGCTATGGTTTCCGCAGGTATTTAGTGAGAGGTCAATCATCGGTAGCGAGGCACGTAAGTTTGTGTCGGGCATTGCAGCTAAAGTGCCAAAGCTAAAAGCCTTGAGCGAAAGAATAAGGTTTAAGCAAGACCGGCTCATCGAGCTTCAAGAGAAACTCTATAAGGATGCAATCAACGAGTTCCCCGAGTTGATAGGCGGCAGAGAGCGAAAGGAGCTTTTGGATCCGCAGGCAGCGGCTGCGCAGAAACTATTAGAAAAGGGCATGGACATCGGTCCAGAGGCTGAGCTTCGCGCCCCAGAGGCTGATACAACAACAACCGCCACTGCTCAGGCTCGAGACAGGAGCAGACTCAAGTCAAACATACTGCGGAGGGCAGCAAAGCTTTGGGAGGTAAAAGAATCAGCCAGGGTTAATGCGGAGACCAACCGCCTTATAAGTAGAGGCAAAAGCCCCGATAGTTTTCAGGTTAAGCGGAGAGAGAATCCGTACTCAATAGAGCAGAGAGAAGCGGCTGGGCTTGCCACCGACATTGCCAAACAAATTGGAGCTGGCGTAAACAGGTTTTTAGAAACGGTCCAGCAGCATGACTTATATCGCAGAATAGCTAGAAGCGGAGACAAGCTTCTAGTGCTTACAAAGAGGCAGTACGACGCGCTTCCAGCGGAGCGCAAGGCTATGTACGAGCTTCCCCAGGGTGGGTTTATGGATGGCACGTCTGCCGAAATACAGGCAGGAAAGATTCCTACTAGCATGGGAGAATTGAACGGAATACTTGAGAGGGTTGTGGATCCTGACACGGGCAGGACAGTAAACAAGTGGAGGCAGCGCAAAGGCGACGAAATTTTATACGTCAACAGAGACGTAATCAAAGAAATGGAGATGGTTCACAAGTTTTCTCGTGAAATGGAAGGCCTTTGGCCTGAGTTGACTAGAAAATGGAAGTTTGGAAAAACAGCTTTAAGCCCCACGACGGCTTTGCGTAACTTCTGGTCAAACGTGTTTGTGTTTGCTCCTAAAGATGGAATTAGTCCATTTAACCCAGCAAACATGAAGTACTACATTCAAATAATAAAAGACCTGATGAAGCCGGTAGGGGAACGGTCAGAGATGTATAACGTCTCTTTCGAGTCTGGCGTATTCCGTGGGAATCAGGCACGTGTCGAGCTTGCAAGCAAACTGGATTCCCTGCTGCCTGGGCAGGGGGGCGTAAAGAACGCATCAGACTTTGTATCAGCACTGCTAGACCTGCAACTTAAAGAGTCTTTGGACCTCACTGTTGAAAACGCTGGCAGGCTCTATTCCGCTATAGACGATATTTTTCGCGGAGCATCAGCCTACAAGAAGCTCGACAATTTTAAAAAAACAGGCAACCATCGTGGGATTACAAGCACAGTAGATGCTGCTCGTCAGATTGCAAAAGAGTCACGCAAAAACTACGTGGATTACGAGCAGGTAAATGGGTTGGTGCAAATTCTTAGAAATCCTGTCGGCCCAGGCGTGGCCGGGAAAGCCGCTTACTTTTTAGGCGGTAGGCCTTTTATTGCCTTTACAGCCGGCGCTGTCCCGATGATGCGAAACTGGTACAGCGAGAACCCGCTGAAGGCCACGATGTACAGCTATCTTATGAATCAGCTAACGCAGCAGAATCTCGTAAACGCCGGTCACGACCCGGCGATGGAGGACTTTATTGCATACATGCTCCCCGCATACGAAAAAGCCTACGGAGTAAACGTGCAGTCTTTACTTCCCCTTGAAGTCGAAGCCGAGGAGCGAGATACTATATTCGGCAAGGACAAAGCACGCTACTTCCTAAACACGAGTTGGGTAAACCCGTGGAGCTTTTTGCTGCCATCCAAGGTAGAAAACTCATGGCTTGGCAATGGGCCAATTAACTATGCTGTGCAAATGCTGCTAGGTGAAGCTCCGGTGATCGGAGCAATAAGAGACATTGCCCTCAACTACGACACTTTTCGCCATAGACCAATAACAAAAGAGTACGATACGGCTGATGACGTATTTATAAAACGAGCTCAATACTTTATTGACTCGCTTACACCTAGCTGGACGCCAGAGATAACTGGCCCATTAAGAGCTTTACTTGGGCTTGAGGAGAGACAGCCAGGGGATCCACGAGCCATGGGCGGCGCAATAAGCCGCAGGCTTACGCAAGCTGAGGAAGGGCGCTTGACTAAGCGAGGCCTACCAGTCAGCGACACCCAATCGGCGCTCTACATGCTTGGGCTTAACCTTTCACAATCTGATGAAGGGCTTGCGTCTGAGCAACTGGTTAGAAAGATAAAAGGCATGCGCAATTCCTTAGAGAGGAGCTTTGCGGCTAACGAAATGATGCCGCTGGAAGACATAAAAGCAGACCCTAAAGCAAAGGCTGTTATGGACGAAAAAGTTGTTTCAGACATGGTGCCTGGTCTTAAGGAAATGTACGGCTTTACTCAAAAAATTAGAGACGGAAACCCTGTTACGCAAATATTCAACACGTTTGTCCCAATAATATTAGATTCTGCACGGGTCGACGGGTCAGGAAAAATAGCAGACCCCACCCAAGCGAGCCGCCTTATTGACCGAATGACAAACAGGCTAGACAGGGTGCGAAGAAAGGCGAAGAGATTTGACAGATCCCAAAGGTCACAGGTTAGACAAGATGCAGTGGAAAATGCCTCAAATTTTTTCACAAACTAACTGAAATTTTGGCTCAAGTTTTGGTATGAGCTAAAGTCCGAAACCAAGGAGGCCACGTATGGCTATTGCAACTAAAGTCACAACCTTAACGCTCACTGGTTCACCACCGACAATGAAGGCAAGGTTGCCTAACGGTGACAAATATCACAAGCATGTGGTTTGGGTTAAGATGCAAGGCGCTGGCGGCTTAGCAACTACTGCCGAGGTAAAGTGGGTTATTGACGGCGAAGAAACCAACCCTCTCGCAGCAAATCTTTACGGATTTGGCGATGCCCTGACGGAAACCGGTGGTGAGTCAATTGTCCACGAGGGTATTGCGCCAAAGGGCGGCGCTCTCTGGATTGTCGCAGACAACACGTGTGACGAAATAAAGCACTACGCCTACGACAAGCGACATTTACGGGTGGGCGACTAATGAAAAGCGGATTTGGCGGCGGATTAAAGCGCAACCGAGTGTTAGCCGAGATTGCGGCAAACGCTACAACAGAGGCCCAGGTGCGCTCTCTTATTGCATCTCTGTCTAGCAGCCTGACTGCGGACCAGACTGCTGCGCTGAACAACGTATCTCTTGGCGACATCACTGACTTCACCGGGACGCTAAATAACTACTGGCAGTTTGGAGTTCCAGACACCCAGGCATCTGGCTCAAATCAGGTGACCACCTACACGCCTAGCAGCAGCGGCCTTACCATGGTTACGTCGCACGCTGATACGAAATTTAATGGCTCTGGTGTCGCAAAGCCCGTAGGTTTCTGGCGCCAGATATATAGCCCAAATTTCGATATTGCCATTGATATCGACAACATAGCCAATCAAACCACCTTTCACAGTGACGAATGGCATGTTCACCTCGCTGTATGCATTGGCAGCACTTTTAGGCACGACTCGATGTTTGCAGCTCGACTGGAAAACAAAGGCCAGACCTGGACTTGCGCTCGCGTAATAAAGCCAACGTATGATGAGCAGTGGACAGACGGCAGCGTTGACTCGCTTGACACCGGGCTTACTGGTTTTGACTCATCGTCGCCGCCATCATCTGTACGGCTGCGTATTCAACACTCAAACGCTGACAGCGGATACAAAGCTTACTACAGCCTAAACAGTGGAAGCTCTTACACGACGCTTGAAGGCGGCAATGGCGGCACAGGCTTTTATCAGATGCATGCTAAAGACTCGAATGTTGGCGGCAGCTACAACAAATACTCAGTCGGTGGCCCTCACTGTGTCGTCGTGGCAGTCGGAAGAAACAACAGCCAGACCCTTTCCAGCAAGCAGGGTAGCTGCCGGATAACCTTCAAAGACTTGAGCTAGGTGATATGTACGTTTGGAGTCGTAAGCGGGGAGCCCCGAAGGACCAAGAAGTTGCAAGGGTTCAGGCCGCGCTTGGCATTGACTCTGACGGACTTTTTGGGCCAGCCACCGAGGCCGCTGTAAAGCAATATCAGTCCGATGTATTGGGCGTAGACCGCAAGTACATTGACCAGCCCATGATGCAATCTCTTGGCATGCCTGTTCATATGGGCATCGACGTATCGGCCTACCAGCTAGATACGGACTGGAAGGCGGTTGCTAGCGCAGGCGTAAAGTTTATGTGGCGCAAGGCCACCGAGGGCCAGACCCATGTAAACTCTGAGCGTGGCGATGACCCCGGTGACGGCATCGCGTTTGCTCGTGACGCAGTACGGGCTCAAAATCAGGGTATTCTAACCGGCTTCTATCATTTTGGCCGACCAGATACCGGCAGCTCGAACCCCGAAAAAGACGCAGAGGCAGAGGCAGGGCACTTTCTCCGGTGGGTGTTTTCTGACTTGTCTGACTTGCCGCCCGTAGTTGACTTAGAGAAGGGCCGGAAAAACGACCCAAACTACAATGCTAAGTGGCTGGTGAAGTTTTGCGATATTGTTGAGCAGTCTTTTTATCGGCGATGCGTAGTTTACACGGCGTCATGGGCATATGATTCGTATTTGAAGGGTGCCGACCCTGCTCTGATAGAATACATCAAGCGCCGCCCATTGTGGCTCGCGGACTACGACGGCAAGCCCGACAACGAGACTCGCATCTGGGACGAGTACAGCGTACATCAATTTACTGGAACAGGTTCTATTCCTGGCGTGAAAGGCAACTGCGACGTGAACTGGTCTGCCGGTGGGTGGATTGAACGCCTTACTGGATGTGCAGAATGAAGAACCTGTTGCACTTGCAAAGCGAACGGCAGGCGCTGATCGAGAGCCTGGAAGAGACTTTGCGCCTGGTGGAAAGCGGCGATTTAGACTCTGTATGCTGGGTCGCGTGCGGTAAGGAACTAACAATGCGTGGGGCTGGCGGCAGAGGAAACATGCCTACGTTGCTCGGTGAGTTACAGCGTCTGCAATTCAGCCTGCTGACAGGTGACTACCCGGGCGAGGACGAAGACGATGGCCAGATTGTGCATTAGTGTGGGCTTTAGTGCAGATATGGATGTCTACGGTAAGCAATGCCTTGTTGGAAGCTCTGCTCGATGGCTACAAGCCTCGATGCAAAAATTGCAACCGGCCCTGGTGGCATCACACCTACGACCGGTGCCCAGTCGGAGATACGTGGTATGAGCGACGAGATGAGAATACAGGCGCTTGAGGTTAAGGTTGACCAAGTGCTTGAGTGTCAACGCCGTATAGAGCAGATTCTTATTGGCGACCCCACAGACCAAGACAAGGTTGGGTTGCTGGTCCGAATCGACCGGCTTGAGCGTACCTCGAGTGGTTGGGTACGATTTCTTTGGCTCGCGACTGGTGTCGTGCTAACTGCTGTTGTCGCATCACTCATAAACGGAGCATAGACATGACACCAACAAAAGCAGCCACGCTAGCAGCAGCCATCGGAACGCTGGCTACGTTCGCGCTTAGTTACATCGTGGACCTGGACGACACCCAGGCAATCGGCAGTGCAATTACTACCGTGGTAGCGGCGTTGATTGCGTTGTTTGTTCCTGCGCCGAAGTCGGCTGAGCCGGTCGCCCCCGAAGGCATCTCGGTGTCACCGCGATATCACGAGGGACCGGTAGAGAAAGTAAAGATCATAGTAGAGGGCGAAGATGCGTAAACGAAATTTACTGCTGCACCTAGCGGTCGCGGTATTTTGGGCGATTCTGGTGCTTTTTCCTGGCGGATGTGTGACGACTTGCGACACGCTTCAGATGCGTCGTGATACCCAGCCAGACGGCAAGGTAAAGCTTACCTACAAGTGCGGAGAGAAAAGCGTTGAGCACCTTGTGAAAAATCTGCCAACGTGCCTAGAAAAGTGCTTTGACGCAGCGGAAAAACCGTGAACGAAGAGTTGCTCAAAGACGTTACTGGCGTGGCATTAGATGTCGTTCAAGGCTGGGTTGAAGACCAAGACCTGCCTATACCTGGGTCTGCCTGGACGCTGCTTGCAGAGCTATTATCCATGGGATTTTCTGAGGCCCTTGTTGACAAGTTTGAGTCGGACGACATCGAGTTTGTCGATGGCGACAAAGTTGATAGCTGACCCGGTTACTCTATCTCAAAGAGTTGTGGATCGTCAGATAAAGTTTGCGAAAGCCAGAGGCATGAAAGAGCTAGCAAAAATTCTTGACGAGGCTGCCATGGTGGGTATGGTTCATGAAATGGCTGAAACCGTCCACAAGTACCTGGAAAAACAGGGCATTTCTGTTCACGACTGGCAGGACTGGGAGTGAGCAAGTATGACGCGATACGGGATGACGTGTTGCGTCGTCTACAAGACGGAGAAAGTTACTCTGCCATCGGCAGGCATTACGGGATTCACCGCAATCAGATTAGACGCATACATCTAGGGAAGGCACAGCCAGAGCATGTCGAAGGCAGCGGTACTCCGAAAGAGGTGATGGCTCGCCACGGATTGGACCCTGAGCACTGGCATGCGGTCAAAGTCAAAGACTGGGAAGCTCAGACTAAGAACGGCATACAAAACCTGTGCTCTACTGAACTGCGGCGGAAAGACCCGGTTGTTGAAGCATTTAGAGACATAAAGTGGAAGACCATACCCCGTAAGCCATTTGAGACTGAGCCTGCCGCTAAGTGCATACTAGTTATACCGGACAGCCAGTGCGGGTTTCATCGGCAGCTTGATGGAACGCTCGTTCCGTTTCATAACCGGGCAGTACTAGATGCATGCCTGAAGGCAGCAAAAATGCTTGCTCCGCAGCTAGACACCATACTGCTACAGGGTGACATGCTGGACCTAAACCAGAGCACCCGGCGCTTCCCGAGGCCAGAGTCATTCTCAGCCACCACATGGCCTGCATTGCTTGAGGTGCGATGGTTACTGGAAAAGCTGAGAGAGTGCGGAAAACATAGTAACATCGTGTGGTTAGAAGGCAATCACGAGGCTAGGCTTCACAAGGTCATGGTGGAGTCAGCAAGTGAGTGGGCGTGGATACCGCCCGTAGACGACCCCGATGGACCGCCGATGTTGAGCTTGGAACGAATACTGGACTTGAAGTCTATTGACGTTGACTACCGAGGTCCATATGGCTCACCGAAAGGCGAGTACTGGCGATGGGGTGTGCGCTTCGACCATGGCGACAAGGTCGGCGCAAAAAGTGGCACCACCGTGTCTAAAATGGCCGATGGCCGTACTTCTCGCTGCGTTGGCCACGTACATCGTGCGGAGCTTTGCTGGACTCGGAAGGTAGAGCGAGATGGCGTTGAGCGCGATTGCTTTTACCTCACTGCCGGCTGCACATCTCATATTGATGGCGACCGCATACCGAGTGCTGCCTCGCGTCTAAATTGGGCAAACGGCTTCGCAGTGCTATGGTTATCGCCAGATGGCTGGGTTGAGCCCACCTTAGTGCGTGTACGTCCCGATGGACGTGCTATGCTCAATGGGGTAGAGATCCAGGGCGAAGACTACACTAAGGACTTACGGGAGCAGACAGGCTACCCGTTTTAGGAGGCCGACATGCCAAAAATTAAACGTGGTGGTCACGAGTTCGACGGGCTGAACAAGCCGATAAAGACCCCTAAGCATCCAACGAAGAGCCACGCTGTGGTTATTTCTGATCAAGGTAAGAAACGTCTCATAAGGTTCGGCCAACAAGGAGTCTCAGGCTCCCCAAAAAAACCAGGCGAGAGCGAAGCCCACAAGAAGCGTCGGCTAGCCTGGAAGAAACGCCACGCCAAGAATATCGCTAAGGGGCCGACATCTGCGGCTTACTGGGCTAATAAAACGAAATGGTAGTAATTACAGCAACTTACAGCGCATAGGAGAGCATGATGGGACACAAGACAAGCGATCTGCGAGTACGACTGAAGGACAAAATGAATGGTAAAGGCAAAAACGAAGACCACGAGCTGCTTGAGGAAGTTATTGAAGAACTGAAAGGTGCGGTAAAGGCACACCGTTCTCAGCATGAAAGACTGTCGGCTTTGCTGAAAAAAATGAAGCGAGACGAGTATTAAGATGGGGTATACCAAGCCCGCTCTGAGGGAGCGCATCAAAAAGAAAATCATGGCTAGCACCAAAGGCGGTAAGAGCGGGCAGTGGTCCGCACGTAAGAGCCAGATGCTTGCAGCTGAGTACAAGAAAGCTGGCGGCGGGTATACCGGGCCAAAAAAGAAGTCTGCCAAGGCTCTAGACAAGTGGACTAAGCAGGACTGGCGAACTGAGTCAGGCAAGAAGTCTCGCAAGACTGGAGAGGTCTACGCTCCCAAGAAGACCATTGCGGCTTTGAAGGGCACTAAAAAGCTAGCCGCTGCTAACAAAAAGAAGAAGGCAGCGACTAAGGCGGGTAAGCAATACGCGAAGCACGGCTTACACAAGGGTAAGAAGCGGTAGTGGATGACATAGCCTATCGCTCTGCCCATCGCGAAGACCGGTGGACATTCAACAAGCTAGAAGTTGGCATGCGAGCTGGGTGGGTATGCGGACCCTGCGGAGAGGCTGTGCCCCAGGATGGCGAGTACATTATCCGACCCGTAATGAATGTGCATGGCATGGGCCGAGGTGCCTGGGCTGAGCACCTAGAAGAGGGCGACTTTCACGAGGCGCCTGGATACTTCTGGTGCCTACGTGGCAATGATGACCACCAGATATCCGTCGATTACAAGCGCAAACATGGTCAGTGGACACCAACACTCGTTGTTCGCGGAGACAAGCCCAGAAACGCCCCTATGCACCGTTTTGAGCGTTGGACCAAGTTACCCTTAGACGAGGCCATTCCAGCGCCGGGATGGCTATCAGGATTAGCGCACGACGGCACCCTCAACCTAGAGTTTGTGGACGGCAAGGTCATCGAGGTTCACTTGCGCCACAACCCGGACTTTCAGAACGGCGAAGAGGTAATTGTGCCAATCTGGCACGATGATACGCTCGACTGGACCTACGAAGCAGCGGTGGAGTTTGGCAGGTGCGGCTTCGCGGTTGGCAGAAGGCGCGAGTAAATCTTTCGTAGTCGCAAGAAGTGTCGCCAGTGTTTTGGCCTCTCGCGACATCGACCACCCGGCTTGGGGTAGCGCACTGCCGTTACCCACGCCTGCCTCCAGGCAGTCCTCGAGCGACGTGCATAGCATCTCCTGTCGGTCTTAGCTTTGATGCGCTGGATGTGGCTTATCCAGAACCGAGTAGAGCTATCAACATCATTCCGGTCCACATCGTATCGCTCTACCCAGGGCCATAGCTGCAACACGCCAATAGCCTTTGGCTTTCCACGACGGCTGAACCGGTGGTCGCCTTCAGCGGTAGGGTTGAAGCCGCTCTCTACGGAGGCGGCGGCTACTGACATCCCGAGCATGTAGTCGGGCACTCCCAGCTCTTGTTCAATTTGCAGCATATGCATTGCAGTAGCGACCGCCTGGTCCCGCTCACTTTCCGCTATGGTCGGCGTGGAGTAGATGTACTCCACAATGGCCGAGTGCCACAAAGCAATCATTGCGATGCTCATACCGGCCTCACGGATTTTACAACCCACTGGCCTTTACTGCGGTCCTGGTCGGGCCGTCGCATCTCGTTGTTTTTTATTGGCTCGTAGGCGTACAGGACTTTTGTCTTGTGAAGCCAGTACGTCACTGACTGGCCTCCGTTTTGAGTGACGGTGCGGGGCCAGAAGCAGTAGCTGGTTTTGACCTTCTGTGTTCCGAACTTAGGTGTAGTCTTTACGATCATGTGTAATCTCCGAGTGACATCAGTAGCCACCAAACAGGCCAGCCTAAAGAGGCGGCTAAAAAATACTTCCACGGCATGCCGGTGGCCCGGTTGCTGGCGTATACGACGCCGCCGGTAGCTGCCATTCCGAGAAAGTACGTACTGCTAAACAAATCCATTCTTCGCTCCTTTTTGGAGCGGCGGTATACGTCGTCATGTATTCATAATCAAGTTCCTCCATCCATGTGTGTGATATTATTTTTTTCCACAAGACAGCCTCCGTCAAGTAACTGTGTAAGTATTGGTATTTGCTGTGGTTTTATTTTTTTTATCTCAGGTTGTTGACTGCTGCCCATGTGCCGAACTAACAATACCGGCACACATGGACGGCTCTCGCGAGCCCAGAACTAGTTGGAGACATAGATGGCGACCTACCGCAAAACGCTGGTAGACAAGTGGTCTGGTAGAACCTACCAGTGCCTTGGCAATGACCTCGCGTCGAAGGTGCTAGCTGACTATCTAGTTAGCTGCGCTCGCAGCAATGCGATTGGACTGTACTTTCTACCCATCTATCAGATGGCAGGCGAGAGCGGCTTGACGATCAAGCAGGCAGAGTCGTCGCTCAAGCGACTGTTGAAGTGCGACTACGCGACGTACTGCTACAGCACCCAGTGGGTATGGGTCCACCGCATGGGCGAGGTTCAAATTGGCCCAGCCTTGTCAAAAAATGACAAGCGCAGAACGATGGTCTTAGGCTTGGTAGAAACCGCAGGAAAACGCTCGCCTTACCTGTTAGGAAAATGGGCTAAAACATATTGCCCGAAATGGGGGCTTTCCTTTGTGATTCCAAAGGCTTCTGATGCCCCTTCGATGGGGTATCCTACAGTAACAGTAACAGAAGCAGTAACAGAAGCAGTAGAGAGAACGGATTTTGCCGGGATTGTTTCTCGATGGAATGAGGTTACCGGTCAGAAGCTGAAGCCCGGCACGAAGGGCACAAGGGATAAGATACGAACGCGATTAAACGAGGGGCACACGCCAGACGAACTGCTGCTGGTTGTGGAGTGGGCCTGCAAGTCAGGCGATAGCTGGGCGACCTACCTCAGAAAAGACAGCAACGGAAAGTGGCTAAGGCCGTCAACAGTCTGGAACGGTAAGTTTGAGGAACGTCTCCAGCTAGCACAGCGTTGGAAATCGGGCTCACCGAAGAGAAAGAAATGGTCCGACCATCCCAACTACGCTGCATGCCAGATGGCGTGGGTTGACGCCGGTGAACCGGGCACACTCAATGAGTTCTGCGAGGCTCACTGCGAGGCACGGTCATGGTAGAGCAACGCTGGGAAACGATACCGGTAACGCCAGAGCATACTGTCCTAGCTATGTGCTGGAAGCATCCTGAAAAGGCTTGGCCTATCGCCAGTGAGCATATCAACAGCGATAGCTTTGCGGACACCCATTGCCGAATCCTTTGGGAGTCCATGGCTAATTGTGTGCGGAACCATGAGCCTATCGACATAGTTAGTGTCGGTATGAGAATACCAGAGCCCGTCTTTCGGTCTATGGGAGGACCGCAGCAGGTCTGGCAGTGGATGCAACACAACACCTCGCCTTGGATCGAAGAGTCGTTTCGGTTTCACCTGTCAAAGGTTACGTCTGCCGCACGACGAAGAGCCTGCAAGATCGCACTGGAGACTGCATTGCGCAAGCTAGAGCAGGGCGACGACGACTGCATCGAGCAAGTCCAAAGCATTGTGGCCGATGCGACTGTCGAAAACATAAAGTCTGGCCTCGTCAGCTATCAGAAGATAGTCGCTGATACCGCAGGCAGGCTTCAAGATATGGCCAAGGCTGGCAATCCACCTGCAATTCCGCTGGGCATACACAGCTTTGACGAAAGGTTTTCGCTGGTCCCAACCGAGCCAGACCTTGTGATTATCGCTGGCCGACCGGGTTGGGGAAAGTCGGCACTGAAGCAGCAGATGGCTGAAGCGCACTCCAAACATGGGCCTACTCTGATGTTTGAGCTGGAGATGGGCTCACAGCAGTCCTGTCTTCGCATGGAAGCGCAGCGAGCCAAACTGCCTGTTGGATTTGAGCGTCGGCAAGACGTGTCAATCGAGCACGCACAGCGATTGTCTCGGTCGATTGGCTTTGCGGAGACACTGAACCTGTGGATGGATGACACGCCAAGCCAAACCATTGAGTCGGTCACTGCGGCATCACTAGCTCACCAGATGAAACACGGCAGGCTTAGTGCTGTGTTCGTCGATTACATTGGCCTTATGAGACAGACAGACCGTCGATGGGACCGAAGACGACACATCGGTCATGTCAGTCGGAACGCCAAGCTGCTGGCTAAGAAGCTGGGATGTCCAGTGTATCTATTGAGCCAGATGAACCGGGGCATCGAAGGCGTGGAGAGACCGCCACGACTGTCGGACTTACGTGAGTCAGGCGACCTCGAGCAAGACGCCGACACCGTAATATTCCCCTACCGCCCGAATCTTGATGACCCAGAGTGTCAAATAATCATATCTAAGTATCGACATGGTGCACCTGGTTCGGTAAGAGTAGCGTGGCAAGGGCACTTTACTCGGTTTAAAGATGCAATTTGAGTTCACAGTTCCTGGGGAGCCGGTCGCCAAGCAGCGACCAAAGGCTCGCATGGTACGCATAGGTGGTGGTCGCATGACCGTGAAGATGCGGACGCCGAAAAAAACACTCGACTACGAGGCCAAGGTGGCGGAGTCGTGTGCCGACATTCCGCGCTTTGAGCCCGGACCCATCCGCGTAGCGGTGGTGTTTGTTTTTGAGCGACCGAAGCGGTTGATGCGAAAGAAAGACCCGCAAGGCAGGGTCTGGAAGACTACTCGCAGCGACGTAGACAACTGCCTGAAGTCGTTGCTGGATGGCATGGCCGGTCTGTGGGCAGATGACGCTGTGGTCTGCGATGTGCGAGCAGAGAAATACTATGCCGCGAAAGGTGAAAAGCCGCACGCTGCGGTGATGATCGAGGCTATCAATGAAGGCTGAGCTGGACCCAGAGTCCATTCAGTGGATAGCTGTCTCATTGAACGACCTGATATGGATTTGTGTACACGATTCGCTCTACAACCATCTGCGAAGCGAGGGACTTGAGCCAACGTATCCGAACAGTCGTTCTTTTGTGATGCCGATATGGCGAGCCTTCGACTTGCTGTCTGGTCGCGATGATTACGACTGTCGAGCGAGGGTTCAACTGTACGGTCCACACACACTAGAGATGGATGAGCTTTGAAATGCGGCCAGTGCCCAAAGGCACAGCGTAAGGGCGCCTGGTACGACTTGTTGCATAGAGCGCTGTATGTTTGTGATATCACAGGGGAAACAATGAAAGAAGACGACGACTGCATTGTGGAAAAGCCAAGCCATTATGTGCCAGAGGAAGGCGTCGAGTGTATTGATTACCTGCGCCAGGTTTTGACACCCCAGGAGTTTCTTGGTTACTGCCGAGGTAACGTAATCAAGTACCAACACAGGGCAAACCTGAAGGGCACGCCAGAGATTGACCTGAAAAAGTCAGCTAATTACGCGCTGTTGGCTGCTGGGTATGATTTTAGGAAAGACTTAGTAAAAAACAGCCAAAAAAATGGTAACGTCGAAAAAACAAACTAAAGTTTTGCCGCACGTCGCGGCCACACATGGAGAAGAACATATGACATCAGATGCTCTTGCGACACCTCTGGTGGGTGGCCGCGCTCGTGTAGTTGTCTTTGAAGACAGAGACGACTGGCTAAAAAGCCGTGTGAATTACATCGGAGGCAGCGAGGTAGGCGCTGTGGTTCACCGTCAGGATGACGAGTGGCCAGCTACTGGCGTGAAAGCTGGCAGTTTTGAAAGCCCGCTCGATGTTTACCTGAAGAAAGTTAGCCCAGACGACCAGGCAGAGGAAGATGCCGATGCTGAAGCTCGAATGTGGCTAGGTCGTGAGCTTGAGTCTGCCGTGATTGGCTTGGTCAACAAGCGATGGGGCATGGGCTTTGAAGGCACGCAGCTTATGACTTGCTTCGACCCAGAGAACGAGGCGTTTGGCTGTACGCTTGATGGCTGGTCGCCAAAGCTAGACGCCAATCTTGAGGTAAAGACGACTGGAAACAAGTGGAAGTACCCTAGACCAACTGATGACATCCACGAGATTATGACTGTCACGGGCGAGGATGTGGCTGACGGCAGCTTTCCTCGGAGCACGTACTGGCAGGTGCAGTGGGGCATGTCCATTACAGGTCGTAAGAAGTGCTATGTTGCCGTGCTTGGCGGTGGCAGCGGTGGCCTCGAACTTAATCTCTACTTGGTTCGCAGAGACGATGCTGATATCTCGCATGCCCGCAAGACGGTTGGAACTTTCTGGTCGTATCATGTGCAGGGCAAACTGCCTCCCGCTCCACAGCTATCACAGGATTATCGCACTGCTCAGGAGCAGTGGCCTAACGATGGAGGAGAAATGCACTGCCCACACCAGGTAGTGCCTACCATGCTAAAGGCTCTGCGCTTCTACGACTATTGGTCAAAGCTGGCTGATGGACATAAAGCACAGCGGGATTTGACTAAGGCGCTGGTTCGATTCTACGGACGTGGGAAGGCGCTGCGTATCGTTGACCCGGACACAGGCTCGACGTGGCTCGCCACATTCCAGAAAAACAATGCATTGAAGGTAAGGGAGCTCAAAGCATGACGATGCCTTGGTGGAGAGGTGGACCAGAGCAACAGGTTCAACTGGTCGAAGACAAGGACGGCTTTGGTTTGGTCGTCCAGAATGGTGAGGATAGCGTCAGGGTGGCGCTACAGATGGTCGAGCTAGTCTTTTTAGGAGACGCACTGGGCGTCATCAAGGACAGATGGATAAACACACACATGGAGGACATCGAGTATGAGTTCGCTGACAACTAAGATAAACCCCGTTGTGGCCGCGCAGAACCGCGATGCTTACGGGGTAATAGAAGGCCTGAAGGGGCAGCTTATGGCTGCACTCCCAAAGCAGCTAGGCCCAACCAGATACGCACGGATACTGGTGACTGAGCTGCGGCGGAATCCAAAGCTCATGCAGTGCGACCCGGTGACTTTGCTGGGCTCGCTGATGCTGTCGGCACAGCTAGGTCTTGAGCCGGGAACAGGCCAGGTCTATTTGCTACCGTTCAAGCGTCAGGTGCAGATGATTATCGGCTTCCAAGGCCTTATCAAGCTGGCCCACCAGGCCGGTGTGACCATTCACCCGCCTCGTATTGTGCGAGAGGGCGACCTATTTGAAGTGGACTACGGCAACATTGACCAGCCAGTGGTTCACAAACCGGCGCTGACCGATGCCCCGATGACTCACGTATGGTGTGCGGCTACAGGAGAGCACATGATGCCGGTGGTCGAGGTGATGAGCAAGGCACAGATTGATTTGGTGATGCGCTCGTCGCAGAGCAAGGGTAAGTTCGGTCCTTGGAAAGATCACTACGAAGAGATGGCCCGCAAGACTGTCGTTCGACGACTTGCGAAGTACTTGCCGAAAAGCTCTGAGATGCACACCGCAGAGCGTGTTGATGGCAACGTCGTCACCGCAGAGGACTTCGATGACACCAGCGGTGAGTGGGAAGGCGAAGTGCAGATGATAGAGGGAGAGGGAAGTAATGAATAAGAATATTGTACTGTTGGCTGGCCGCATTGGTCAGGACCCAGAGGTAAGAGAGACGGCGGGCGGTAAGCTCGTAAGCTTTAGTTTGGCGACATCTGAAACTTGGAAAGGGAAGGATGGCACCAAGCAAGAGAAAACACAGTGGCACCGCTGCAAGGCGTGGGGTCGCACCGCCGACTTTATTGCAGAGCGCATGTCAAAGGGCGCGGGCGTGTTCGTCGAGGGTACTATTGAGTACGGCGAGTACACGACTAAAGATGGCGAGGTCAAAAAGACTACCGACATCAAGGTACACCGTCTCGACGTATGGAAATGGCCTGAAACGTCAGGCGCAGGCGCACGTCCTGCACAAGCACACAAGGCAAAGTATGCAGATGATGATATACCGTTCTGATGAACGCAAATAAAGAGGCTAAACAACTTCTCGACATGTCCCCCGAAGGCCTCGAGGAGTATATTGCTGACGAGTTGTCAGCTATCGACACTACCGGAGACCGCAAGCGCAGTGCCTATCTGGGCATGGCCTTGCGAGTTCTTCGCGAGATACGTGGCGGCGGTGTCAGAGACGCTAAAGAGTTGGCTACGGCCTTCTCTAAGGTGGCATCTGATTTGATAGAGCGTGCTGCTCCCGCCGTCCAAGCCACAGAAGAGGCAGCAGAAGAGTCGTTCTGGGCCTCGATTGCAGACGACGTGCCTGAGAAGGTTAAGAAGACTGAAGACCAGTCATTTCTTGGTGGCGTTGGGCAGCGAGCCGCCATGATTGAGATGGACGAGGCTACAATCAACGAGAAAGCCAAGGAGTTGGCCCGTCAGGTACTAAAAGAGGTGCCAAAAGAGGCCAGACAAGCTGCTGAGAAGCGCAAGATTGGCGAAAGCGTCAAGTCACCAGCGTTCAAGCGTGAAAAACTGAGATGCGGCAAGGCTAAGAAGTACTTTGACCTGCGGAGAAAGGGCATAAGCCGTGAGGATGCGGCTGCGATGTCTGAAATTAGCCGTTCAACAGCTAAAAAGTACGATCACAATGGGCCAATGGGCTTCCGGGTCGCTCCAAGGTACGCGAACAATGAAAACCTCAAGCTTAGGTTGCCGCCGATGTGTACCAAGAACTGGCCACCCAAAGATGTGGTTGACCGTTGCATCATGGACAAGGTTGAGTACGAAAAAAGAATCGAAGCTCGTAAAGACCTGAGTGTTGAGGCATAAAAAGACCCCGACTCGAACGATGAGGGCGTCCAAGCCGGGGTTACACATGGATGGGACAGGGAGTGTCCCTAAGGGTGGATAGTCCACCTATTTCCAGTGTGAGTCAACCAATACTGATGGTTTTTGCTATCTGCCCGTGCATATCTTGCCGGGAGTCGTCGTATATCAGCAAGGTGTCCAGCTTTGCATGCCGGCTGTACCTTCTGACGGCCCTAACGTCTCCGTCAGTGGCCTCCAGAGCCTCTGTAATGGCTGTATGTCGCAATCCATGGGGAGTTGCTGACGTTCCAGCTTTCTTGGCCGCAGAACGCACTATCCTAGCTGCGCTACGTCCGGTCAGACGTTTGCCACGCGACCGATTGTCTAGCGATACGAACAGTGGTGCCCCCAACACTGGGTTTGGGTGGCGTCGTATCCATCCGAGCAGTGCGTGCAAAGTCTGTGAGCTGACAGTGAGCTGCTCTGATTCTCTGCGACCTTTGCCCGTGATGGCGATGGTTTGGCGGTCGAAGTCCACATCACCGATGTTCATGGCGACAGCCTCGCCTCGACGCAGTGCGTTATTGTACAGGAGAACCAGCAGCGCCCGGTCCCGAGGGTGACTGGTGGCTTCCACCATCCGCACCACAGCATCTCTGCCGGGTCCACGAGTGTCACGGTAGGCCTGCGAGCGCACGTTACCGATGCTGATGTCGTGTTGGCATAGCCCAAACAGCTTGGCTAGGCTCACGAGGCTGCGGATCGCCGCTAGCCTGCGGTTTATAGTCGCCGGGGCAAGCTTCATGCTCACCATGTGCGACTTGTAGCGTGCCACCACTCGATTTGCAGTGCCAGAATCGGCTGTGACTATGGTTTCGACAGCATCAGGAGCCCACTCTGTCAAACTTTCAAGGTCTTGCCGGTACGCACGCACTGTTTCTGGTTTTTTCTGGCCCAGCCAGTCGTTTACTAGGTCATTCTGGCTGTAGTTGCTCGTAATCTGGCGCATGTTCGTCAATTTCATCGAAACTCTCCATTCCATGTGTAAAAACCGGCGGTATTGCCGGAGCCCAGCGAAGGATTTTGCTGTTCAGCGGTTGTCGAGCGTCACTGCGGTCGTAAATAGCAGTCTGCATGTAAAGTGAGTTACCATCTGCATCGAAAGCAGTGCGGTTCCAGGCCACGTAGTATCCTGTCGCATCTTCTGGCAGTTTGCTGGTGTCGAATCGACCATGCGGCTCTGGCCTGCGCCACGGCTTGGCGAATTCGACCTGGCCTGTGTGCATCTCTATCAGACGTAGCATTGGTTCGGCAATGCCCGCTGCGCTGCCTGTCGCCAGTGACTTTTTCCACTTATGAACTGCGTTCCTGCTGATGCCGCACATTCTGCCGACCTGAGCGCAGTTCTTGATGGTCTTGCCATCGTCCTTCAACAAGTCAGCACTACTAAGCGCACGGATCAGTCGCTCTGTTCTTTTTTCTTCCTTACTTCGCATGATGTCTTCTCCATGTGTCCTGTTAGATTATCACCAATGAATGGTGCCTCGCAAGTAGGGCATAGCTCGCCAACAGGCACCGGCTCACCGCAGCAGATGTCGTAGTCTTCCCACTGCGGTGGCTCTGTCGTCTTCCAGTGGTCGTACCCTCTCATTGCTGGCAACCTCCTTTGCATCGCCATGCTGCCCGGTTACAGCTATCGCAGAGCACCGTCCTGGTGGTTTCTCTGCGGCTCTTACGGTGGTCTGCCGAGTCAGGGTTGTCGGTGATGTATCGGTAGGTGTGCTCGATGTACCGTTGACCTGCTTTGACGGTGCCGTCTTTATGGTCTCGGCGGCACAGTCTTTTGACAGAGCTCGCGAGTATCGACCACTCCCGGTCGTCTTCGTCGAACTCATAGCCGTGGTGCTCGAGGTGGGTCAAGGTCGGCTCGACTCGGTCGTCGTCACCCCAGAAACTGGGGTGCTCCGAGTCATCGCCAATGCTGTACCGGCTGCGACTGTACGAGTTACGCATTACCGCTCTGTGACTTCCGCAAAATCCACTCATATCACTAGCCTCCTGGTGTTGGTGTAGATGATGTGTCCGCTGCCGTCTTGCTGTGGCTCGACTGTCCAGTGGTCAGGCATACCGTTCCGTATAGTCGTGATGTCTTGCGAGCCATCGACGTACAGAAGCTGGTTGCCAAGGTTGTCGTGCGCTAGCTCCAGGCCATGCTCGTTAGCAAATTGACCGGGCAGTAGCTTGATAATTACTGTGTGAAGTATATCTGATACGTGTTGCATTAGTTCACACCTCCATGTCTAGTGTTTGCAGTGTTGCTTTGATAAATGCTGCGGCTACTTGAGGGACGATGGCGTTCCCGTAGGCGCGCAATCGTCCCACTCGGTTGGCAATCCCATGAGCCAGCGGGAGTGTGCCGGGTTCAACTGGCCGGAAATCGGTTTGGTTGGAGTCTCGTGGGTTTCGGCAGGGCACCCACTCGTGGTCGGCCCAGTGTCCTGCACAAGCCTGACTTGGTGAGACAACAGAGTCACCGACTGTCCGCACGGGTACTTCTCCTTGCGTTTGAACGCTACATCTGGATTCCCTGCGAACTCCCGTGCTGTCGGCGTGCCCCACGCTACCAGCCGAGCTGCCCCGAGCAGCTTCAAGCTGGGCTTCGTCTTGTCGCCCCTGCTGTAGCTGTACGCGGAGCCCTTCGAGTCGTTCTTGACTGGCGACGGCCACCCAAAAGAGGCGTTGCCTGATGTGCGGCGCACCGACGCCCGCAGCGCACATATCGGAGGCCCCGACGGCATATCCCAGTGCTTCCATTTGAGAGCGTACAGTGTCGAACCAGCGCCGTCCGTCAGGACTCGCAACCTGCTCTCCAAAGATGATTGCAGGGCGACACTTCTTGATGAGTTCGTACCATGTTGGCCACAGGTGGCGCTCGTCGTCTGTCCCTTTGCGTTTTCCGGCGGTGCTGAATGGCTGGCAGGGGGCCGAGCCGGTCCAGATGCTGGCGTTGTCGGGCACTCCGGCGAGTCGCAGTGCGTGAGACCATGCTCCGATGCCTGCGAAAAAGTGTGCTTGTCCATGTCCGATATCCTCCGGTGTCACGTCGCGAATGTCGCGGTGGTCGATGGTGCCAGCGGCAATGTGCCCCGCCCCTTCAAGGTTGCGGAGCCATTGCGCTGCGTACGGTTCAATCTCGTTGTAGTATGCTGTCATTGCTAGTCCATGTGCCGTGCTGCGAGCACCATGCGTACCGTGGTTTTGAACTCCTCGCCGTCGCTGACCCGTTCGATGACGACTGGCAGCTTTTTGGCGCGTGAATTGATGCCGGTGACTAGGTAGTCCTCGCCGTGTATGGTCAGCTTCCGGTGAAAGTCACGCTCATCTATGCAGAACTTGGCACCGTCCCGCAGGAAACTGCTGGGGACCATCATGGGCACTCCTTCGAGGGTGACGATGGAGGCCTTGCCTGTTTTGGTGTCGCGTTTGATTACCGTCTGCGGCCTGTCTACCTCTACCATCTGCTCCATCTTGATGGTGAGCGCGAGGTAGTCATCGCCGAGGGTTCCGTTGCTTATCTTGGGGCACAGCCCGTGCTCGGTTGCGAGGTATCCGATGAAGCTGTTGATCTCTTCGCGAATTTCGATTGCTGTCTTCTTGTTCATTGCTTTTCTCCATGTGTCATATCCGTCCGTCAGTGGGCGGCATATGCCCCCGAGTCCTCAACTCGGAAGCATAAACAGCTACTGACTCAGGCCAGCTCATCTGTGTGTACTACCCACTCGTAAGCCTCGACTAGGTCGCCCAGTACCCAGCGTCGTGCTTGCTCGTGGCTTTCGGGAGGTTCGTTGTATCGGTAGCTGCGAGAGTTCGCGTGCAACCCCACGCATTCAAGCTCCCCCGTGTGATGCTCTGCGTAGCGAACGCATACGACCTCTGGTACGTGCGTCCAGTTACCATTCATCTCACGCCAACCCGAGCCGGGGTGGCTCACTAGTACGTGGCACCGCCATTCGCGCTCGACCTTGTACCAGTCCTTTACGATTACAAACTCGTCATCGTCGCTTAGTTCTAGATGGTTCATGCGTTTACCCCCTGTAGAAAGTCACCTATTGCTTCCGCTGCTATCTGGCCAAGGCTGAAGCGCAGGTCCGCGTTGATGCGCTCGGTTATCCAGTCGTGAGCATCGCAGGCCGCGTGCATCATCGTACGCATGAGCGCTTTCTTCTTTGTGTCGCGGTCCTCGGCGTCGTAACTCCAGCCGCGAGGTGCGAACATGGCCCCCACTGTGAGCAGGATTTCATTCGGAGAGGACCGGTAAAGCAATTCGTTCCAGTAGTGGTACCCTCTGTAGCGGACATCGACGGTGATGTGGTCCGGGTCGATGCCTCGCGCCTCTAGGCTGCGGAGCACTGCGTCCTGCCATTCGTTGACGTACTCTCGAAGCTCGGACTTGTCGAACTCGTATTGGTACTTGTCCTCCCAGTAGTCACGGTCCACAAACAGGTGCTCGTAGTTGTCGCATAGCACTAGGCGCACCCCGTCAAGCTCGGCCTCTGTCCATTTTGCTGTGGCTTCCATTACTTCACCTCCTGTAGCAGCTTGACCAGCGCGTTGTATGCGTCCGCGATATGTCGCGTGTCGGCGGTTCTCAAGTTCATTTTCTCGGCCACTGTCTCAAAGTGAACGTCGTAGTCGGCACACATCAGCATCGAGGGCATCTTGTAGAAGTCTACCCACGTCAGGATGTATTGGTTCGGGGCGTCCGCCCATGCCAGCGGTGACATTTGCAGCCGGTAGGCCGTAGCGTTTCCCGGTATGTATTCGATTGAGTAAGTGCCGTTGTCGTGCTTTGTCCATTCCATGTGTCTAACCTCCCAAAATTACTTGACTATTTTGCCTGCTCGCCAGGTCCATACGTGTTGATTGTTTAGCAGCGTATCGCGTACCCATTCGAGGACTTCGCTCTGTGACTTGTCCATCCCGGCGCGTGCTCGGATGTCGTCCATACAGAACGTGTAGCTGGTGTATATGAACACCCCGCACCGGTCCCTCCAGCTTCCGATGCTGGCCGTTCCCTGCTCGCGCACCTTGGCTCGTAGCGGGCGAGTCGCGCAGGCTGCTAGCCTACTGAACTCGCGGGTAATATTGCGCTCGGTTATGTCATCAATAGGAACGTACCAGAACCGCACCCGCACTTCCCTGGATTGAAAGTTATTGCCTAAACACAGAACCTCGAAGTGGCTTTCCGTCGGGTTGCAGTCGTGGCGGTCAGCAAAATTACCGTGACAAGTACTCATGTATCTATCCCTCCAACTCGACAGCAAAACCGCTGTCGATAGCTTGACGTTTTTGTGCATTGGTTCCCTTGACGTACAGCATCACGACGAACCCGCCCGACTTGGGAGCCCGCACTGGCCACAGGTCGTCGATGTCGCCGTCAATCACAGGGTAGCCGTTCCACGTTGGCGGCTTGGGTTCACCCTTGCCGATGTTCGCGACGACTGCCACACCCTTGCCAGCGCCTAGCATGGTCATGGCGATGCGCTTTCTATGCGCTCGCGTGAACACCTTTCCGCTGATATGCAGTGGTCCGTGGTCTTTTTGTGAGTACACACGATGAACCCCGTCTTGAACTCGCATGGCACCGGGAAGCGCCGTGTAGTCATACACGGTGTCAATCCACGGGTACCGCTTCCGCACCTGTCCAGCTAGCTTGTACAGGTCGCTGGCGACGTTGGTACGGAACGCCAGCTTGAGCCCCTTGCGCCTGCACTTGCGCTCCAGCTTGGCCATGCTGCGGTCCATCGCAGCCCAGAACAGGTCGGGAAAGTACTCTGCCAGTATCCAGCGCCCGATGCGTGCGATTTTGCTGCTAGTCAGCGTACCTTGTCCGGTCTTAGACCCGACGCACACCAGAGCGCATGCAACCGTTGCCAGTGGGCAATTGGTGCCCTTGATTCCGAGTAGCTCATGCCCCTCGTTTGCGCTCGCGAGTGTTAGCCCGCTGTTGATGTAGTCGCCACCAGCTAACGATAGCTTGTGCTGGTTAGTGGTCAGTATGTTTCGCCGTCCTCGAGCTATGGCGACGGCCTGCCATGTTACCGCCAACAGCGGCGGCATCCGGCACTGCTCAGCCATTTTGGGCGTCGGCGCTATGTCTTCGCCGAGTGTCAGAAGTCGGCTGACGTTAGCCAGCACCAGAGTTTTGGTATCACTTGTCGCATTCATAAAAAGCCTCCCTCATTGGCTTAGTTGTTTACGGTAGTTCGGTCGTTAGCTCGTTTGTTGCCACGAAGTTGATGAACTCTGCGACCTCATTAGGCAGAAGCGATCCCTTGATTGGGTTGTATTCACTGAACATGTGGTGATTACCCCTTTCATCCCATGCGGCCACTTCGGCAGTGTTCGACTTCCAGAAATCAACTCGCTCTGGCGCGTCCATTGGTGCGTTCTTACGTTGGCAAAAATTACCGGGGCCCCACTGCACAGAAACCGTGTTGCCGTTTTCAAATGTTAGGCAGAAGCCTTTGTTGCTAGATGTTTGAAACATTGAAGCCTCCCTCATTGGCTTTGTTATTGTCACAGGTCCGCAGATACTCCCGACGAAATCGGGAGCACCGACCGAGCTATGACCTACAGTGCGAAGCACAAAATGGTTAGAATAATTAGAAGCGGTAAGGCGATCACCGCTGATACTTTATCGAGCTTGTCTAGTGTTTCGGGTTTCATGCGTGCTCCAAGGTTTGCGGAGGTCCATTACGCCAAGCTATTACTTTGTAATCGCCCCTATCGCGATCTTGTTGAATAAACGTGCCTTCGAGCGCAAGCGCCGCTTGGTAGCGACTCGCGTCTTGCAATGTTGAAAATCTGCCGACGATTATTAGCATAGCTTCATCAACTCCATTAATTTCATGCTTCTACCTTTGCCAGTGTTTTGAAGTCGCGTATCTCGAAACGGAATGCAGGGTTTAGGTCCGCAAGTCCCGCCCGTGCATATCGGACGTGTTCCAGACTAGGCCAGCACGCCGCATAGATGCGCGTTCTAGTCGTGCCGTGGTCGTTGTCGTTGGTGTACCATCCGAGTTGTTTGTTGCCCTCGAATACCATAATCGCGTACTTCAATGGGTTCATGCGTTCACCTTTGCCGGTTCGACTCCTGCGCGCATCGCCATCACGTAAAGCGCGTCAAATTTCACGGGGTGATGTTTTGGGCTGCGGTACTTGCTAAGAATGATTTTCTTTAGCGCTGACGCTTTGCAGTGATACAGCGTATCGCCCGTAGCCAGCGTCACTTTCCAGCGGTTACCCGTTAGGTACATCTGTATGTCCACGTTGCTCATATGCTTGCCCTCACTGGTACAGGTCCCTGTACGGAGCCGGTTGTTGTTGAAAGGATGCGACCGCGCTTGTTTTGTTGAAGCGTTCCACCGCTCAGCCTGTTTAGGTTGCGTCGTAGGTTTGGTGCGCCTCGCTGCTCGGTAGCGCGTACCGTCTGAATTGCCTTGGATAGCTTGCGCTCTACATGCTCAGCCCGTTGGGCTGTCTTGAGTTGTTTGCGCTTGTCGCGTGACTTGCGCTGTCGTGCGCGCTGTTTTTCGCTACGCATTGGCTAACCCTCCACGGTTACGGTTAGTAC